AGGAGCCTATGGCCCTGTTGCGGGGATGGGCGGAGCACGACCTGAGCGATCAGGGCATCTTCAAGCAACGCAAGGGCGGCAAGACGCCGTTGACGCTCTCGACGGGATGGATGGAGAACCACGTCGAACAAATCGTCCGCATGTCGAGCTACATCGGACAGTACGCCCCCAGTCTGGACGCGGTACGGCTGCTGGACAATGTAGGGTTTCAGGAAGCCATGCGCTCCGCGTTCGGGCGCAGGCGCGGGCGTCAACTGCTGCACGCCCTCAACCGCTACGTCCGGGACTATGCGGGCCTCGACATCACGGCCCCAAGCGACAACCTGAACCGCATCACCAATACCCTCACCCGGCTCGGTACGCGCGGGATCATGGGCCTGAACCCACCCAGCATAGCCATTCAGATATTCGGCACATTAAACCTTCTGCAAGAATCGTCCATAGGTGAAGTGGCGAACGGTTTCAGCCAGTTGGCCCAGGATGACATGAGTTTTAGAGAGTTTGTGGACCAGCATTCCCCGCTGCTCTGGTTGCGTTACCACGGCAGTCCTGCGGGATTGGTGACGCCGGGAACGGGCGGACTGGAAGAAGCGGTAACGGCGGTCTTCGGCTCGTCGGGATGGGACAAGACGCTGGCCCCGATATCCTGGGGCGACCGCGCCGTCGCGAAGGTCGCCTGGGGCACGGCACAGGCCCGCGTGACGGCTGAAGGACAACTGCAACCCGGCTCACCGGAGTACTGGCAGGAGGTCGCGCGGATCACTGAGCAACTGGTCAACGACACGCAGACGCCGCTGCCCGGCGCGGAACACGCATCGGAACTGGAACGCAGCGGCAGCCGCAATCCGATTCTCCGGGGCATGTTCAGCCTGTTTCGGGGCCAGTTGAACACGATGTACAACCACTTCGTACGCGTCGCCGACGACATCAAGCACGATCCCCGCAACATCCGCAACCACGGGCGGATGCTGAAGGCGGTCATCATCTTCGCATTGCAGGGATTGGGCGTGGCGGCGGTGCAAGAGGAGTGGAAACGGCTGAGACGCAAGCTCCCGGCCCTTGTCGGCAAGGAAACGTCTGAGGATCCCGAGGGACGGCTGAAGGCATATACCCTCGGCACGGTTCAGAACCTGGCCCAAATCTTCATCGGCTACGGCCAACTCATCGACAGCTACATCGCGTCCAAGCGTTACAAGACACAAGGCATCGATGTATTTGAACACCCGATTGCCCGCGTTCTGATGGAATCGGGCGGCGGATTGAAACAACTGTTTGGGGGACTGTTTGGGCTTGCCAAAGATGACCGGGTGAAGTCGGGCCGATGGAAGGGCTACCAACGCAGCACGAAGGACTTGGTCGAGGGAAGCTACGGACTCGTCAGGGGAATCGGTACGCTGCTCGGACTGCCCGCCAATGCCGCCATGGGGATCGTCCGCGAGTTCATCATGCCCGCCAAAGGCAAGAAGAAACAGAGCAACACCCTCTCCTATCAGGACATCCAAAAGGCCCTCTACGCCCCCAAAGACACGGGGGGCGGGCAGAAGCTCTCATATGAGGAAATCCAGAAGGCACTCAACGGAGCCACGCCATGAACGATAGCGAACGCGACCAGATTCTTACCAGTATTCAAATCGACGTGGCTCTGATTAAACAGACCGTGAACAATGGAAAGTTCATGACGAAGGAAGACTGCTTGAAGCGGCATGCCGCGCCCTGGGCGAAGCTCTGGTGGCTATTCGTCGGGGCCGCCGTCTCAGGGGGCGTCGGGGCGGGCATCGCCCTGACGATACAGGCAATTCACTAAAAATTCTGCTTGACAAGTCGCCAAAGTAGGTTAATCTTCCCACAGATTGTGCCAAAGGAGGGTCATATGCGCTACGTATGGGTGATGCTGATGCTCGTGCTGTGCCTGGTGGTGGCCGGGTGTGCGAACCGCATCGAGAACAAGGGCGGGGAAGTGGCCGCTCAGTTCAACAAGCAGACGGATACCGCGGAAGAGAAGGTCGGTAAGCGGACGACCCTTACGTTGGTTCCCAAGCCCGCTCCCGTTCTTGCGCCGGTGCCCCCAACGTCGCCCAGCGAGCCGGAAAAGGAGCCGCTCCCGACCAAGATGTGGTTTGGCGGGGGGGAATTCGTCCTCCCGCCCGGGTACGTGCCGCAGGTTGTTGTCGAGGAAGGTCTGGAGTCCAAGTCCGACAAGTCGAAATACGCGGGCGACTATGAGGGTAAGGGACCGACGCAACACGACAACTCCGGTAAGTCGGAGGGGTTCGAGCCGGGCGTGCCCGATGTGAACATCGACGAGAACGGCATCAACAGCGACACGAACAAGAGCAAGCTCCGCGTCAAGTTGCCCGACGGACAGGAAGCGTGGCTGATCGCGGGGGCGGGCATCTTGTGTCTCGTTGCGGCCGGGCTGCTCTACTGGTGGAAGCGCGACATCCTCTTGTCTGCCGTCGTCGGCGGCTCAGGCGTCATTTTGATTGCGTTCGCCTTCTACAACTGGCTTGCGCTCCTGGGCTTCATCGCGATCCTGGCCCTGCTCATCTACTGGGCCAAGAAGACCGGCAAGCTCGAATACATCAACAGCCTGTTTGTCAAGAGCACCGAACAGGTCAAGGTCCAAGACCCGACGGCGGGCACTGCTATCACCAGCACGATAGCTGAGAAGGCCAAGGCGGACGGGACCGAAACGCTCGTCCGGGACTTCGTAGACTCGAAGGTGTGAGCGCACTCATGGGGACCGTGACGCGGGAATACTCCCGTGACCCTGGACGATGCTACGGCGTTCCTGGAACGCCTCTCCGCGACGCGCGGCTACGGACCCATCATCCGCGCCGTGATACCGTGGTTGCCGGTCCTGATCCGCATGCCGGAGCAGAAGTTCTGCCTCTGGCTCGGACAGTTTGAGGAGGGCAACACCGACTATTGCGTCGCGCTGGCAGAGCACTGCGGCAACATGACCGAACGCGAGAAGCGGGATATCTCCCGCAAGGCGCAACACCTGATGAACGCGGCCGTAATGGCGATGGACGACGTAAGGTGGGAGGCCGTTGCGTGGATCCTCCGCGTCGTCAAAACCGTGGTCGATTGTGTGAAGGGGTGAAGGCTAGTCCCTCCCCGTCCGAGTGGGGGAACACCGGGAGGCGGGGAGGGACGATTTCGAGGCCCTATCGTGGCAGACCGCACCATCGCACAGATTCACGCCGTAGAACTGCCTACCGGCCTCACGGCCTGCTACCTCTACCCGATGGCCGACCTCCACGACGGCGACCGTGCCCTGCAACGCGCCAAGCTCAAAGCCTACCTTGACTTCATCGAGAAGACCCCCGACACCTACATCCTCTTGCTGGGCGACCTCTGCAACACCGCGATCATCGATTCCGTGTCCGACACGTACGACGAAGAGTACATCGTCGATAAGCAGAAGGACACCATCGTCGAAACCTTCTGGCCCGTACGTAGCCGCATCCTGGCCATGACCGGGGGGAACCACGAGCATCGGATATCGCGCTCCGTGGGCGTGGATATCACGAAGGAGATCGCCGGGCGACTGGGGGTCTATTACGCTCCGGACGAAATCTACCTGAAGGTGAGTCTGGGTAAATCATCCCGACACGCCAAGCGCGTAGCCTACGGCATCTACGCGACGCACGGGACGGGCGGCGGGCGACTCATGGGGGGCAAGGCCAACAACCTGGCGCGACTCGCGGAGGTGTGCGACGCCGACATCTACATCGCGGCGCACACACACCAGATCGTCGCGTTTCCCTCACTCCTGTACCGCATGGACCTGCAGAACAACATCGTGGTCGAGACCAAGAAGCTGTTTGTCGGCACCGGGGGCTATCTGGGTCGCAGTCGGTATGCCGTGCGGAAGACGTACCCGCCTCAGAAAGTCGGCAGCCCGCGCATCCGTCTGGACGGCAAGAGAAAAGACGCACACGTCAGCGTGTAGGGGAATGACATGAAGAAATCCGCAGCACTTGAGCTCTGGCGCAACGCGGTCATCGAGGCGAAGAACTCGCAACTCCTGAACGCCGAATGGATAGAGGTCGCCGTCCTGCCCAACGCACGGATGAAGAACATATGGGCGAGGGCCGTGCGTTCGCTCAACTGGTCTACTTACATTCTGCAACTGAATCAGAGCGCACCGGACAAGGGGCCGAGCGTCCAGATGCTCGCAGACCACGAGGTCTGCCACTGTGTGCTGTTCAAGCTGGCCGACCAGTGCGACTGCAAGCTCGACGACCTTGAGGCAAAGCACCCGGAGTTCGGGCGGTTTATCGAATCTCTGTGCGACCATATCGCCGCGGTCTGCCGCAACATGCGGGAACGACCGTAACGTCTCCACTCGACTGGTAAAGGCGACATTCCTATCCACAGGCCGTAGTAAAGTCCGCTACGTTTACAGTGAGGGATACTACGATGCCCGGCACGCACGATTGCGACTGGCAGACGTTTGTCGACAAGGGGATTTACGCCGCCGACGCGGACGTTGGCAAGGTGCTGATCGACGTGTGCGTGATCTGCGGGCGCTTGCGGCTCAGAATGTGCGAGGGCAGGCGCGACCCGGACGAGAAGATGAAACTCAAATGGGGCGAAGACCGCGAGTGGTTCTTCGAGCCGCTGCGCGACCTGAAGAGCATCCAGGTCTACTCTGAGCGCGGGGAACCGTCGGAAAACGATGACCACACATGACCCGTACCGAAAAACGATACAACCGCACCCAAAACGGTTACGCCTGCACCCTGAGACGGAAAAACGATGATGCGTGACTGCCGAACCTGTGGCAAGCCTCACATTTTGCACGACGAGTTCGGGCGCAAGACGGTTTCCTGCCCGCACATGAACCACGACGAGCTGCCTCCGGCCTGCCCCTTTTACCGTGCTAACCAGAGTCCCGCGCCGCCTGAGCAGCCCGACCCCGGTCAGCCTCAGCGTATAGTTCTGTCACCGCAGATGACCGCTGACCCAGCACCACCCGCGCCGTCTCAATCCCGTATTCTTTCCTGAGCCGCGTCGCCGCCTTGTGCCTCAACTGGTGGGGCGTCCACGTCTTGACCCCGGCACGCCGACATGCCCGCGCTATCGCAGTCCTGATGACCCCCACGGTGTAATGTGCGGCCGTGCCCCCTTCAGGGACGAAGCAGAACGCCTCTGCGTCCCGAAGCAGATACCGCACTACTATCTGTTGAGCCTGTGGCCCCAGGTAGATGAGCCTGTCGTGCCCGTGGTGTTCCGTCTTGTGATGGGCGGGGCGGTAGGTCCAGGGCGTCTCGGACCTGTCGAGATCCCGCGGGCGCATGATGACGATCTCGCCCGTTCGCGCACCCGTCAGGTCTACGAGCCGGACGATATCCGCGACAACAGGGGAGAGTTCGGGGAGCGTTTTCTGCATGTCTTCTTCAGACACGGGCCGGACAGGTTCACCTTCGGGCGCGTCGCCTTTGCGCATCCCGGTCAGCGCAGCCAGGGTCTGGCAGACGGCCGGCGGAACGAGTTCGTTGCTGGCCCCCCACTTGAAGATGTGCCGGACCCTTGACACCATGCCGTTGATGGTCTTCCGCGTCCACCCCTTGGCGTAGAAACGTTCCCGAACCGCCTTGAGGTCGCTCAGACCGAACGCCCCGACCGCTTTCTTGCCGGCCACGTCCAGGAGCGGGCGGATCGCCGACTGCACCACCTGATACTCGCTGCCGCTGTAGTGTGCCTCAGCCCACTTGTCGAATCGCTCGACCAGTTCTGTCACTGTCACTACCACGACTTTCCCGCCGCGCAGGTCGCCTTGCAGTCTGCGCTTCAGGATTTCGGACTCGTACTTGGAGCGGAGAAGTTCCGCATCGGACCGTGACCTGACCCGGAGCGCATGGCGGAACCGCACCCCCTCAAGCACGTAATCCACATGCCACCATCCCCGCCTCTGATAGAGCCTGACCATGTTCGGACCCTCCAAAACTTTGGCACAATTCCGGCACAGGCCACTTATCTATCCCCTTTATCGTCGTCGCAAGTCCTTGCGGCTTAAGGCTTTAAGAATGGGCGATGAAGGACTTGAACCTTCGGCCTCATGGGTGTGATGCAGACATCGCCGATTCCTGCGAATTACGATTTCAGGGGAAAAATGCCTATAGCCCTTATGTACCCGCCAAGTAGGGCGATTTGAATGAATGGACGGTTCACATATATTGCGGGTGTTTGGCACAAAAAAGGCACAAGGCTACCAGTTCAGAGTGCCCAGTTGCGCCTCGACAATCAGCCCGGCCAGCCGGTACTGTTTGCCGATCTCCAGCACGTCCCCGGTCCCTTCGGGGACTCCCACCCACGTACCATGCGCATCGTGGCGCAGGCGACGCAGGTAGTGTTTGTCCCCGTTGGCGATGACGATGATGTGTCCGTCGCACCTCTCAGGCGTCGCCGTCGGATCGACGAACAAGAGTGCGCCTGACGGAATGAGCCGGGACATGCCGTCGTCTTCACAACGCAACGCAACAACATACTGCGGGCTTGCCGAGCATTTGGTATCGACCACGTCCCACCCCTCGATTTGGCTAACGTCCATGACGCCCATAGGCCCAATGGCCCGTACAGACCGCACGCGCGGTACCCGCGCGGTCCCCTCCGGCAGTTTCCCCAGGTCGCCGCCAGGCGCGTCCAACATATCCCCCTCACCCCTTGCAAGCCATTCCAGGCGCACCCGCATGCGCCCGGCTAGTTTTTGGAGCATCGGCAACGTCGGTTGCGACGGACCGTAGAGCCAATTTCGCAGAGTAGACTCGCCCACTTCCAGTTGCCGCGCGGTTTCGCTGACAGCCCCGTGCCCGATGTGATGGTTTTTGTCCATCCACATCCTGAGCCGTAACCCAAAGTCTGTCAAACCCTTGCGTTCCATGTCCCTGCCCGCCTCGGAAAAAAATCCGTTTTTTTTAGTGGTTTCCATTTGACAAACCGCCGACGATAGTGAATATTGTTGTCATTCCCACCAAAAGTATTTGGGTGCCTCGCCCGCCGATGGAAAACGCGCCGGGCAGTTTCCCCTCGTGAAACAGGCGGATCACCGTGCTTCGAGTCACCCGCCATCGCGCCGCCACCTCGCGGGGCGTGTAAAAATTTGTGCCTTTTCCATTTGACGCGTTCTTTTCCATCGGTTACATTCCTTACGGCTAGTTTAGGGGAAACTGCCCGGCGCGTTTTCCATCGGCGGGCGAGGCACCCAAATCCGCGTTCCCGTCGAGACGGTCGAGCGCATCGAGCAGAACCGGCCCGACCTGAAGCCCGTAGAACCCATACGAATCTAGGGGAGAACATGGACACCATAACTCTGGCGCAACTCAAGGACTGGAATGCGTGCGAAGAGTTCCTGATCTGGCTCGCGGAGAACGTCCCGCACGCGCACGAGGAGTACTGTTATGGGCATAAGGGCTTCGAGCGTGACTTTGGCTTTCTACTGAACGCAAAGGACTGGCTCCGAGTAAACACCCACGCCTACTGGCGCGTGGCCGACGTGCGGGATGCGCTGTGGAAGGCGGACCGTGAGACTGGCGCGGACAGCACGGGCAAGCGGCTGTATGCGGGGTGGGCCCACTGGCTCGCAATGCACATCGGATGCGAGAAACCCAAGGAGAAGAAGATGGACACGTTCAACCCGAAGGACTTGCAGGCGGGGGACCAGTACTGCTTTGATGACGACCTAGGCTTCCGAACCGTCCTCTATGGAGACGACTGTGGCGTCCTATACGAATACGCCGATGGTTTACGCAAGTACTCATCCTTCCACCTTGACTGGCAGCCCATCACCCGCGTCGTCCGCGACGGCAAGCAGATCTTCCCGCCCCCGGAGCCGAAGTGGGAACCGCGGGTGGGGGAAGTGGCGTTGTGGCAAGGCATTCCCGTCACGGTTGGGAATGTTGGACCAGGCTACGTCACCATACGCTTGCCGGATGGCTCGGAATGGAACGTTATCACCAACAGCCTCTCCCCCTACGTCGAGCCGAAGCTCAAACCCGACTGCATCATCGACGGCTGCCGGGACACGCTCTCGGAGCAGAAGATTCACGACCGCTACTACCTCATCCCGAAGGGGGCCGGGAAATGAGGAACGATGAGCGATTCTTTTGGTGGTCGATAGGAGTGCTCACTGGGGCCATCATCATGATCGGCTGCATCCTTTTGGCGGATAAGGCCGCCGACGGCGCAGAAGCTCAGTATGCCTCGTGGTACAGCGTGGCGTCTTGCGAGAAGGAATCGGGTCAGCACATCATGGCGAACGGGCAGCCGCTCGACGATACGAAGTTCACCTGCGCCAGTTGGGATTACCCATTTGGGACCGTCGTGCGGGTCCGGCACGGGGAACGCTCCGTGAATTGTGTCGTCACGGATCGCGGACCGGCACGACGGCTGTACCGGAAGGGCGTCATCATCGACCTGACGCGGGCGGCATTTCTGAGCCTCGCCCCGCTTGAGAAGGGGCGCATAGCGGTGAGCATACAGGAGGTGGAGCAATGACGCTACGGCATAAGGACGTGTGGACAGAGCGGTACAGGGGGATCAGCATCGAGATTGTGCGGTGGACGTTGGAGGGATATCTGGATGTCCCTGACAAGCCCGCGTGGAATTACTACCTGTATCTCAGAGAACAGCAGATTCCCATTGATTTGCTGCCCGCGGTGTTCTGCGGCATCACCGAGCATACCTGGGGCGGCAAGGTCCATCGTTTCTGGGATTACACCAATAGCATCCTGAACAGGGTCTTCTGGCACGGCGGGATTACGCTGTATGAGGTTGATGGAGGTATCGAAGGCGTCCCGCGCGTCATTCGAGTCGGATGCGATTATATGCACCTGCACGACGAAGAACTAGCCCATTGTTACAACGAGGAACGGATAGCCAACGATGCGCGGCGTACGGTGGACGAACTGTGGGACCTTATCCCCAACCTCAAGGTCTGGTGCTCAGATGATGGGGAATACCGGGAGTTGAAGGACACGGAACCGCGCAAGGACGGCTATGTGGCAAAAAACGAGGCCCTGCCATGACCTTCCTCGAACGTGTCAACGCAGCGAAGCCCGACGAGTTGCTGGACCTCGCCCGGAAACTGGCGGCGGCTTGTGACCACCACTTCCACGACGGCGGAATCGCGCCGCTGGATGAGGTCGAGACGGTAGATTGCCGTATCTGCTTGCTGGGTTACGCCCTTGCCGAAGCGCAGGAGACGCCATGAGCAACGTCATGCGGTGTGTGGCCCGAAGCATCGATGACATTCGTCGCGATGCCACACGAATTCAAGACGCCCTCGACTCACTACGCATGGACTTGAGGCGTCTGGAAGTCAAGGTCTATGGCAGTTGCACTCCTGCCGAGGAAGAACCCCGTCAAGGCGCTGCCCCCGTGGAAGGGAAGGACAACTCATGAGCAACATCCTTCAATGCATCCAGCAGACCACGCAGGAGATCATCGACGAGCTGGACCGGATCGACGCCGCGCTGCGGGATGCGCGCCAGCAGTTGCGGAAGCTGAACAGTTCCACGGCTGTTCCGGATAAGCCGCATTGGGACGAAGCGGTGCAGCACTGGGCCACAGACCTGTCACGCTTCGCCGACTGGGGGGACTGAACATGCCCATGCCCGGAGCATACGGGGCCGGAGCGCCCCCGGAAGACGAACGATACGAGTCGCTGGCGGCAGACGTGAGCGACGACGAGATCCTGCACCAGATCCTGTTCGGGCGGTCCGGGGCGTTCATCGCCCAGAAAATTCTCCAGCGCCTGAGCGACGACAGCGGGCCGGGTCCGGTGCTGGTTTCAGAGACGGCAATCCTGAACGCGCTCAAGCAGATCGAGCGCGACACCATCGTGGATGGAATTGTAACTGCGCTGATGGAAAGGTGACGCGGGGGACAAGCGGGACCGTTTCCGCGTGCGCATAGTTGGGCCGGTTCGCCAGTCGGCATAAGTGTCCGCAGTGCCACCGAGCCGCATGTGCCTGACCCCGCGTCACTGCTCTTTGAAAACATGGGATGGTGCGAGCGTGTCCCTTAAACCCCGTTCGGGCAGTGGAAGGCTCGGTCCCCGACGCACCATCCCAACCATTTGCGTCCGTGCGGCGTGGCGACGCTGGGTAAGGCCGGGGATAAGCTCCGCGACGGCGGGACAGGCCCCGGAGGTTGTGGGGAACCGACTCCACGTAAAAAGTCCTGGCGATTGTGCAAGGCGAACCGCGAGCATCGTAGCTACTCGCCAATAGGCTGGCTTGCGGCGTCTACTGTGGCGGCACCAATGGAGCCGGGTGGGGAATCCGGCCACGGACGCATTCAAACTAGCACCCCGTCACCCGGCGACGTAGCCGCGTAACGCCGAATGGCAGATAGCCGTGAGCGGCCTGCTCGTCAGCCGGGGACGGGGAACGATAACCAAAGGAGAAGCGATGACCGAACGCGAACAGTTCCCGATGGTAGACGTTGCACACGAGGTCGCCAAGACGATGAGCGAGGGCGACCCGGACCTGATGCTGCAAGTTCTGGAGAAGAAGGCCGCGAATGCCATGCGCATGCGGCAGTGGGTCGAAACCCTGATGGTCGGCCAGACGTATCCGGGCGACTGGACCATTCAGGGCGACAAGGCGTGCCTGTCTTCTGCCGGCGCCGAACGCATCGGCAGGCACTTCCCCATCCGGTATCACGACGTGCAGCAAACCCGCGAGGACTTCACCGACACGGAGGGCAAGGGATACCGATACGTCTTCAGGGGCTACGCGACCTTCAACGACAGGACCGTCTATGCCGAAGGGAACTATTCCACGCGAGACGAGTTTCTGGGGAAGAAGTCCGGAGCATGGCGTCCGCTTGAGGACATCAACGAGGGCGACATCCGTAGCGCGGCCATGCACATCTTCCAGGGCAACGCGATCAAGCAGCTTCTGGGTCTCCGGGGCATCCCGGCCTCTGAGTACCAGCGCATCATGCAGGGGACCGGACAGCAGGCAACCCGCACAACGACCGTGGAGCGTGGCAAGGGGACGCAGGGAGGGACCGCCCCCGACGACCGCAAGCACCAGACGGAGCTACAGGAAACGTGCCTGGCTATCGTCCACGCCGGGTTCACGGCAGAGAACGACGGGAAGAACTGCAAGCTCGTCCCGCTCGCCGAATCGTCCGACAAGACGGACGTGCAACTGGCCGATGACCTCTGCGTCATCATGAGCGGATTCGTCGGCGACAAGGGGCCGGTGAACGGCCGGACGCCCAACAACCTCAAGGGTAAGTGGCTTGAGAGCACGCGCAAGCGCGCCCTGGGTCTCAAGGGTCAACTCCCCGCATCCCCCACGATGGACTCGTGGGTAGGCGACGGAGACCCGACCCATGCTTGACATCCAGAGCGGAATCCAAGCCGTCCTCGAATCCAGGAAACGGCGATTCCCCCAACACGTTAACCGCATCAGCAGTCTGGACGACCCGTGCGTGCGCCGCCTCTACTACATGCGGGCGGCATGGGACAAGGCGGCAAGCACTCCCACGTCGCTTCAGGGCGTCTTCGAGACGGGCAACATCCTTGAACCCGTCATCGAGCGCATCGTCCTGGAAGTCGGCATGGCCAACACCCCGCCGTGGCGAATCGTCGGGGCGCAGATGCCGACGAACGACCGACTGCTCCGGGCGTACAACATCGCCGGGACGATTGACGGACTGCTACAGGAACAGGTGATGATGGAACACACGCACTTCCCCCAGTGGGATACCTTGGGCGTCGTCGATATCAAGACCATGAGTCCCAACGTCTATGCCCGAATCGAAGAAGCCGACGACCTGAGACGCTACCAGTGGACCGCACGCTATCTCGGTCAGGTGATGCTCTACTCGCTCGCCCACAACCTCGACACCGGCTATCTGCTCCTGGTCAACAAGCAGAACCTTTGGGACATGAAACTGATAGCCGTCCCCGTGGAGATGGAGCACTGCGAACGGCTGCTTCAGAAGGCGCAGGAGGTCAACGAGGCCATCGGTTCGCAGTGTCCGCCCGAAGGCTGCAACAACGTCGATATCTGCCCGACGTGCGCATGGTACTCCTACTGTGTCCCTGACCTGATGGGCAAGGGCAATCTCCAGATCGTGGACTCTGAAGAACTCGCGGTTGTCCTGGACCGACTGGACGAGCTGAAGGGACAGGCCGCAGAGATTTCAGAACTCGAAAGCGACCGGGACCGGCTGTTGGTGAAGGGGCAGGACGTCGTCTGCGGACAGTGGCTCGTGACGTGGAAGCAGACCTCAAACGGCCAGTGGCGCAAGAAGATCGTGAAGATGGTGAAGTGAATCCTCTGCACCCCCGCCGTCTTCGCGCCCCAGGCGGCGGGGAAACTGATACCCCCGTGGAGAGGGCGTGCGTACACCGCTCCCTTAAGGACGGTCGCACCACCCAACCCTCTCCACGGCGGGATTTATGAAAGGAGAAGCCATGAGGCGGCGGACCTGCGAGAGATGTGTGCGGCAGTATGAGTGCCCCTGCGTGGCCGGTTTTACCGCCTTAATTGAGGGGTTTCGCACCTACTGGCGCGACTGTGAGGGCGGCAATATCTGGGCCGCGTGCGCCCGCACAGACAGCGAACTTTCGCGTATCATAGCCCGCGAGTGCAAGCGGTATGAGAAGGAGTAGGGCCATGACCGACGACGAACTGACGGCAATCGAGAAGCGCGGGGACGCATTCAGTATGCCGGGGCGCGTGACGCTCTCCGTCGCCGAGCGCGACGACCTGTGCGCGGAAGTGCGGCGGCTGAAGGCTGAGAACGAGGACCTGCGCGGGCAGGTGGAATCCCTGAACTATCTTACGGAAAAGGACGCGGGCAATGAGTGACTGTTCCGGCATGACAAACGCTGAGCGCATCAGGAAGATCAGAGATGATCTGGCCAACAATGCGACGCGCATCGAAAACATCGGGCTGAAACGGGCGGACACGCGCACGGGCGAATACACAACGCTGGAGGGCATCCTCAACATCGAGCGTGCGCTGTGGTGGCTGTTGAAGGAGGTCAATCCAGATGCCTAACGAGACATGCACGTGCGGGGGCGCGCTGGGGCCGCTGGGCAACACGGGGCGTTTGCAGTGCGTCCGCGACAAGTGTCTCACCGTTTTTGAACAACCCGCTCTCTCCGGCCTGCGCAAGCTCCGCGCAAGGCTGGAGGCGGCAGACAAGGTTATCCAATGCTGGAAGGCGGAAGACAAACTTCGGTGGGAAATGGACGTTGAACGTCCCGACTCCCAAGAAGCCCTCGACGCATGGACAGACGCGAAGATTAATCGCGATGAAGCGGTGGCAGCCTACGAGCGACTCCGCGAGAAGGAGAAGCCATGACCCTCTTCATCCGTGTCTACGATGCCCCTCAGCCGGGCGGCAGCAAGAAGGGCTTCGTGAATCCCAAGACCGGGCGCGTCATCATCCTCGAAGACGCCAAGCGCAACAAACCGTGGCGGCAGTCGGTCAAGGCGGCGGCGCTGGACGCCATTGCCAAGGCGAGCGCATGGAGTATGCCAGACGGATCGGTCAAGCTTACCATCACGTTCTACATGTTGCGTCCGAAGGGCCACTATGGGACCGGGCGCAATGCGGGCATGCTGAAACAGACCGCACCACGATTCCCCACCACCAAGCCCGACCTGACGAAGCTCGTACGCTCCACTGAGGACGCGCTGACTGGCATCGTCTGGCACGACGATGCGCAGATCGTCACGCAGGTGTTGTTCAAACGGTACGCCGACGAAGACAGTCCAGTTGGCGCAGAGATGTGGATAGAGACGGCCCCGACGCGCTGAGGGTGGAAACCATAGGAGGGTAAGGCGATGAAGCGACTGTGGCAATATCCTTTACTGTTGCTGATTATGATAACGGTGCCCATATGGGTGCTTCCCTGCATGGTGTGTTTCGTGCTGGAAGATTGGCGACGCGACCTGTTTGGCGACTAGCTGAGGGTGGAGAACCTGGGAGGGCACGATGACTGACGTGGCGATGGCAGAAAAGCTCTGCGAGAGGTTTCATCGGTGCGGACTTCGCCCGTATGAAACCGAAGCGGCTATTGATTGTCTGGAACTGGCCCTGGCCGAACTCAAGGCGGCGCGGCCTATCGTAGAGGCCATGCACGAACTATTCCCGGTTGGGGACATGTTGCCTGACGCGCCACTGCGCAAGATGCTTGCCGCCTACGACGCGGCCTGTGGGAGGACCGATGACCGAGAATGACATTCCCCTGCTTCACGCCCAAGGCGTCGAGCTGCCGGACAGACCGGCCCCGGCGACAACGGTTTACCTGGTCGCGGCGTGGAAGATCATGGAAGAATACTGGAAGGTGTGGCCCGACCTCTGGCTCTCGCGCTCGGTTGCGGAGGACCGCGCGAAGAAGCTTGCCGGGTGCTGGATACATAGGCGCGTGATCGAGGTGAAATTGAAATGACTGAGCCGAAACCCATACTGCCTCACAAGTTGACCGACCTGTTGGACCGGAACCCGGCACAATGCTACTGCGACTGCATTCCCGAACTGCTGTCCATCCTCGATTACTACCAGCGTCTCGCACGAGCGCGGGCGAGACAAGCCGAAGCACTCCAGAAGATGAACGTCGCCCTGGCAACGGACTTGGATGTCGCGGAGAAGAAACTGGCCGACGCCGAGACCGTCATCGACGCACTGAAAAAAGAACTCGCGGAAAGGGAGAGGACATGACGAGCTACCGTCCCATCACGGACATGATTATCTGCGCACGCTCGAAGGTGAAGTACTACGGCGCGTACCCGAGCGGATTCTTGAGACGTGCCAAGTGGCTGATGCCGGGCGGCATGCTGCACTTATTCGGGGGACACGCGGCGGACGATCCCTTTTTCGGGCCCCAAGACGAAACGGTAGATACAGAGCCAATGACGCGCCCCACCTACCTGAATGATGTTATGAACTTTGGTTCTGGAGTGGTGGGCTACCAAGCGGTCCTCGCCGATCCGCCCTATACCGAGGCAGATGCTGCGCACTACGGCGACCTGCCCTGCCCGAACCCCAACGAGGTCATCAAGGTAGCCTGGGGCCTGACGGTCCCCGGCGGTCGCTGCGGACTGCTGCACTATGTTGTGCCGCGACCCCCGGACAAGAGCGCCATTCTGGTAGCCGTCTGCGGGGTTATGGTAGGTTTTGGTAACCGCATCAGAGTCCTGACGGTCTTTGAGAAACCCAAGGAGACCCCATGAACCTCGCCGACCTGTGCGCAATGGCCGCTGAGTTCGGGCGACGTCTCGGAGAACTGCTCGACTTCGCATGCGCGGCGCTGAGCGTGCTACAGGAGAAGACATGAACCGGACCAAAATAGAGTGGGCCGACTTCACCTGGAACCCAATCGTCGGATGCACGCATGGCTGTCCCTACTGCTATGCTCGGCGCTTCGCCAAGCGGCAGAAGTGCCCCCAGTGTCGCGAGTTCACTCCCCACCTGCACCCGGAACGCTTGGACGAGCCGCTGAGGAAGCGCAAGCCGTCGCGGATCTTCGTGTGCTCAATGGCGGACCTGTTTGACCCGCTGACGGGGGGTGTGGAGTCCGGGCGCGTGATGCACGGGCGGCTGTGGACCCAGGTGTGCGATGTAATGGCTGACGTGCGGGCGCAGCATCACACGTTCATTGTCCTGACGAAACAGCCGGAGATTATGTGGCGACGCCTTGCAACGCGCTACCATCCTATCCCGCGCAACTGGTGGCTTGGCGTCTCCGTGACGAATCAGGAGGACGCCGACGAACGCATCCCGGCACTGCTGTCCATCAAGGCTGCGGTCCGATTCATCAGCCTGGAGCCGCTGCTGGGGCCGGTTGACCTGCACCCGCTCTGGCTCGATGCTCGTAGCCTCTCCTGGGTCATCGTCGGCGCACAGACCGGACCCGGCGCCGTCGCGCCCAAGCCGGAGTGGATCGAGTCCATCATCTGGCAGTGCCGTGTCGCGGGCGTGCCCCTGTTCCTCAAAGACAACCTGAAGTGGCCGAAGGTGATTCGGGAGTTCCCAAAGGCATGAACTACTACAACGACTGCGACCCGTTCGCGGCGGCGTGGCTGCGGGAACTCGTCGCCGCGGGACTGATACCCCAGGGGGACGTGGATGAACGAAGCATCGCCGACGTGCAGCCCGCAGACCTCAAAGGATATACCCAATGCCATTGGTTCGCCGGGATCGCAGGATGGCCCCTCGCCCTCCAGCTCGCCGGCTGGCCCCCAACTCGACCTGTTTGGACGGGGTCTGCACCCTGTCAGCCCTTCAGCGTCGCCGGGAAGCGAAAGGGGCAAGATGACGAGCGGCACCTATGGCCCGCATTCTTCAGGCTCATCCGCGAGTGCAGACCTGACACGGTGTTTGGCGAACAGGTTAGCGGAGCGATTCGGCACGGATGGCTCGATGGAGTATGCGGAGACCTGGAAGCGGAGGGCTACGCCGTCGGGGCGTGTGTACTGGGAGCACACAGCGTCGGCGCGCCGCACATCAGACAGCGGCTGTACTGGGTGGCCGACCGCTCGCGTTCCGAAATACTCGCACGACCTGGCCAAGTTCAAGCGAGATCCGGGGAGGAAGTCTCCTACGGACTTGGAGACGGCCTGCGTAATGGCGGGCTGGCCGACGCCATGCCAACAGGACGGGCCGAACGGGGGGCCGTCGCAGGGGACAGACAGACTCCCGGGAGCGGTAGCGGGGTGGCCGACCGCGAGGGTGCAAGATTCAAAACACGCACAGGCGTCTCCGGCAGAGGCGAAGCGAAACTCATTGACGGCCGCCGTTGCGGGATGGGCGACGCCTCAGAGCCGCGACGTGAAGGGGGTAGACCAGAACTTCCACGACGGGGCGGTCAACAACTCGCTGCCGAATCAGGCCCTTGGTCTGACTTCTCCCTCATCCCCTGTGCCGACGGCAAGTCGCGGCGCGTTAAACCCGGAATTCGTCTCCTGGCTCATGGGGTTCCCAACCGCGTGGGACGGCTTAGGGGCCTTGGCAACGCCATTGTGCCCCAAGTCGCGGCGGCGTTCATCCAAGCGTTCATGAAGGAGGGGGGCGACGCGAAATGACCCATGACGAATTGGTGTCTCGCGCGGGTAAATGGTTGCGCAATACCATGCGATGCAAGTGCGTGATCCTCGAACCAAAACCCTGGTCGTGCGACGAGCATGTGGATGCGATCGGGTGGAATCATTGCGGGGAATCCATCGTCGTCGAGTGCAAGGCATCCAGGGCTGACTGGCAACGAGATTACCGCAAGCAATGGCGACGCCACAACAGCGGCATGGGATTTCGTCGGTACTACATGGTGCCGGAAGAACTAGAGTCAATGGCCTTTGACCACAATGGCGCAGGTGTTTTGATCGTCAAGGGTCGCCAGGTGATCATTCGCACAGAAGCGGCCTGCCGGCAGGACCGGGATTGGTCTAGCGAGATGGCGCTGCTGCTCGCCCGCATCTACTGGGCCGAAGAGTGCGAGGCAAGACGGGAGGACCGCATGAAGGGGGCTGACCATGCCTGATACTGTGGCGACGTTCAAGTTCATGCGCATTGAGAAGCGCAACATCAGCCATTCCAAAGCCGGAGCGGAATACGACATTCGGCAGAGTTTCACCAATCAGTATATGGGCGGAATATTCTGGAGCGAGAGCTGGCAGTGTTGGGTGCTCCAAGGAAGCCTCGCGACAAGCTGGGCGTTGGAACACCTGCGCGACATCGCGGGGTTCATAGAGGGACTAGACCGAAAGGCTGCCCCATGACCAGCGCCGAATTGCGGCGGGCCTACCACCTTCGCGACATTGCCCGGCGCCTGCACGAGGGCAAGGGCAGCCATGAGGACGCGCTGTATCTGTGGCGGCAACTATACCATCGCAGACTGCGCGTGACGCTGGCTGCGGCCGTGAACCTGGACGGGATGGTCAAACTGGACGTGGTAATGGTGGGGGTGAAATGAGCGTGCGCGACCCTGATTACTCCATCGGCGACGACGTCAAGCTCTACACCGGCGGGCCGCTGTTTGAATCTGAGCCGCAACCGGAGAGGATGCTGTTCTGAACAAGGGGGGAGCGTCACGGGGACGCGCGTACCCAATCACGGAGAACGCTGGCTCCTGGCTCGTGCTGAACGTATGCACTGGCTGACGCTGTGCGTCATAGACAGGCTCGCGCTCTTGACCTACCGCATCGTGACGGTCTGGTACCCGGTAATACCCTGGCTGAGAAGGCGCAACCGCCCATGAGCAACGTCGGCCGATTCTGGCTGAAACTCTACTACAAGGACATCCTGTCAGACGAGGCGCTCTCGCTCCTGAGCATGGAAGAGATGGGCTTGTGGGTGCGACTGCTCTGCATTGCCGCACGATCCCCGGTCCAGGGCAAGATTCTCACCACCAAGAAGCGGGGTAAGACCACGAAAAGGGTTCGGCCAACGTGGGATGAATTGGCAACGTTGCTGCGACTAACTTCGGGGGAACTCTGTAGGAACGCTGTGGGAACACTGAGGGAACGCTGTGTCATCTCTTGCAGCCGCGGAGGGGTACTCTATTTTAAAAATTGGCGTAAGTATCAGGGTGGCAGGCACTTAGAACAAACTCCCGTTGTGTCGGATTCCTGCACTACAGAGAAAGAGAAAGAGAAAGAGAAAGAAGGTGCGCGCACAACGCGCCTCGAAGCGGAAGAAGCGGCGCAACAGGCATGGCAGAACCCGTTGGGGGAGAAGGCATGAACAGGGACGTGTTGGGGGTGTTGGTGACGACACCGCCTCAGGCGATTGAGTCCGAGCAGCAAGTCATCGGATGCATGATTCAGGGCTTCGCCGCTGAGGGACTGGCGCTGGTTGCCGACGACAAGATGTTCTGGAGCGATGAGTATCGCGCGATCTTCCGCGCTATCGCGTCGCTCTGTGATCGCGGCGCGCCCGTGGACGCCGTGACGGTGCGCCAGGAGGACAAGGAGTGTGACGCGCTGGCGCTCATGAACTGTGCGGAGGTCATCCCCAGTCGCGCCAACCTCGATTACCACTGCGGCAAGATGCGCGAGGCGCATCAAAGGCGCGTGATGCTGGAGGTGGGATTGTATCTCGCTCAGGAGGCACGAAACGCGGAGAGCCCGGATGAGGCGATTGCAAAGGCCGCTCAGCGTGTGACGGCAATCCCCAGCGCGAAGAGGGGGCCCTCGGACATGCGCGCGCTCTTGGCCGACGTGTTCAAAGGGATCAATGCCAAGTGCGTGCGCGAGACGATTCCGACCGGGTTCTACGGGATCGACGACCTCTTGGGTGGCGGGCTGGCGCGGGGCGAGCTGGTCATCGTCGGCGCGCGCCCGGCGACGGGCAAGACGACCTTCGCCCTCAACGTCGGCGGCAACGTGGCCAAGTCGGGGCAGTCCGTGCTGCTGGTGTCGCTCGAAATGACGCTGGTGCAGTTGGGCCTGAAGATGATGCAGTGGTGCTCAGGGCTGACCGAGCGCGTGATGATGAGTGCGAGTGAGACTGAAATGCAGAGGGTGAGAGACGCGGCCGCGCGAATGAGCGAGTGGGATCTCCGCATTTACGACCCGCCCGGCACGACACTGGCTGAACTCTTGGGGAGCATTCGCCAAGAACACCGTCAGAAACCGCTCGACCTGATCGTCATCGATTATCTCCAGTTGATTGTCTGTCCCCCTCGCGAGCGCCGGGACATCGAGGTGGGGGTACTCAGCCGCAGTCTGAAGCAAGTCGCGCGCGAGTGCAACTGTCCGGTGATGGCCCTGTGTCAACTGAACCGGCAATCCGAGATGCGTGAGGACCGCAAGCCCCGCGTGAACGACCTGAGAGAATCCGGCAATCTGGAGCAGGACGCGGATGTGGTCATCCTGATGCACAAGGACGAGCAGCCCATGGGACAGAACGCGACCGAGAGCGTAGAGTTTCACGTCGCGAAGAACCGCAACGGCGTAACCGGGATCTGTGATTTGGGATTTCTCGGGTACCTGTCGCAGTTTCAGAATCGCGCGACCCGACGGCAGGAACAGGAGGGGGTTGTCCGGTGACTGTGGCGTTCACTTATCACATGGAGCACTGCGATATCTGCGGGGCTGTTGCGGAAGTCTACTGGCACTCAGGTCAATACCGTTTGCGTTGCGCCGATCCGCGTTGTGCCCTGCCGATAGCCGTCCGGACAACGGGGGAAGATTACAACCGCGCTCCCCGCGTGATGCAGGACTCGGTTCGTTGTCACGCATATCATGAGCGGCGCCGGCTGGGGTACACGCACTGGTCTCAGGTGGGGGAATGGGGGCCGTGGCTTGGGCCGAAACGCTACAAGCCGTCTGGACGGCGTAGCGCTCGACCCAAGCCCGTGGCTGTGCCGGTACTCTTGGAGCTAGATGCCTAGCAACTGCCGGATCGCCTGCCGGTACCGATGAGAGGGGTAGACGATACCCTTCCGCCAGCGGTAGACGGCGGTAACGCGGCACGTGCCCCAGGGGACCAGCGCGTTGATCTGGTCGGTCAGGTCTTGGACGGACCAGGAACGGCTGTCCATTGCGGCCGTGAGTTTAGTCGGAAACTCCGGGTCTTTCGCTTTCGTGAGGATCATCGTTGCCCCTTTCTCATGCGAGGGCTTTCTATGAGTCGTCCGAGAACCGAACGCGTTGAAATCGTTTGTGCGGAATGCGGCAACATCTTCTCTGAGCGGGCAAGCCGTCATCGGCGGTACTGTTCTCGCCGGTGTGCTAATGCGGCAACAGCGGGCAGATATGAAGAGGCACAGCACACGAAAATCTGCGCGTGGTGCGGCTGTCTGTTCAGAGTACGGACAGGCCGTCTTGCTGCGAAATACTGTAGTTTCGCCTGTAGACAGGTGGCGATAGCGCGAATGTCTGCGGCGTTGCGCGGTGACCTGTTGCGGGGGCGGGGGGCAGGACGTTCGCCCTATATCAAACGAGACGGTCAACACGAACACCGAGCGGTTATGGAAGCGCATTGTGGCCATACGCTTTCTTCCGATGAAGTTGTACACCACAAGGACGGCAACGGACACAACAACACGATAGAAAACCTGGTCGTTATGTCTCGTTCAGAGCACGCGCGGCTACACGCACGCAGTTAGCTTCCCCCCTCCCCCCTCTCCGCCTTGGCAATGGCGGCGCGAGCGGCTTTCGTGGTCTCGGTTATCGTCCCGAAATTCTGAACGTCGTATGCGGTCAACTGGTTCTCAGCGGCCTTCAGCGCCTCCAGCATGGCGGCGTGGCTGTTGCAGGCGCGGACGATGAAATCGGTATTCGCGGAAATCCCGTCATCATCGACGGCGACGAACGTTCCCCACTCCCAACCGTCATGCATGAGACGGACGCCAGTCCTGTTGGCGAAGTCGCCCTTACGCATGCGGACCTCCACTTGTTCGTCAATGCCCGTGTTCTGAATTGTCCTAAGCTCCGTGCTCATCTTGTTCTCCTTGCCCCGAAGGGCGGTTAGTGGGTTCCCTGTTCAATCTGGGTCTTGAGGTCGCAAATCGCAATCATTGCGTGCTGTAGCTCTTCCGCCAGCACTTGGACCAAGTTGGCGAGCGGCAACGTGTCTGGCGTGACTTCCAGCAACGGGAGTTCATCCCGGACGGCCTGAACGCGGCTTATCAGCATCATGTTCCATCCTCCTTCTAGAGTTTTGCAGGGGTCCGCCCCCGCTTTCACCCTCGCCCCGGAGACCGGAGCGAGAGGGGAGCGGTCAGTCGCGGCCACCGTGGGAGCGCCTGAGAGCTTCAGGCCACGGGACGGCATTTGGATATCGAGCAAGGATGCGATCAAAAAACGCGGCTGTCTCGCGGCGCGTTCGGAAGTGCTTCGAGAACCAGACAGTACCGTCGGTACAGTGGTGCGCGGTGAGCGAAACACCAGGGCGTGGCTCTGCCGATAGGTCGGTTGCTGCAATTAGCACGTGCAAGGGCGCGCGAACCTCGCGGCTAAAACACTGAAAGGCTTGTCCTGCGAGATGATACTCGCGATAACCAGGCGCAACAGCGTGAACAGCAGCAACGGCGGACGCGATGGACGTTTTCATCGTCTTCCCTCCTGTTAGAGTTACCCGGACCGTCCGGGCGATTCCTGAAGCCCCAGGGGACCCCAGGAGCCGCCAGGAGGCGGCTGGAATCAAAAGGCGGTGATCTGGTAGCCCCGGCCCGTCCGCTCTGCGACACCGACAGCGTCGGGGTAGTGCTTGGCCAAGAGACCGGCAGCGTCTACCGTCCTCCAGACGGCGCTTTCGGTATCGCCAACGTCGATGCTGTCAACGGCAGCTTGAAGCAACTGCCTCACAACCTGCGTGTCGGCTTTCAGAGTCGCTATCATCTTCTTCCCTCCGTTAGTGTTTGGGCGACCCCACGCCGCCCGTCAAGCATAGAATATCACGCGATAATCCCGTGTCAAGTAAGAATCGCAGATTTCTGCGAAATATCTTTCAGAACGTAATCCCTTACACAATCACAACTTACACTGAGTTAGTACTGCCTAAAACTGTTAGGCATAGCGAAAATTCAAAAAAAACCGGCTATAGTACAGAGTACAATCACACTTGCGCCTGAGCGGGAAACGAATGAGAAACGAGTGAGAAACGGCAACAGGATGTGAAACTGAACTGGAATGGTACTGGTACTGAGGCAGTGAAGAAGTGGAGCGAGGCAGTACTGAGTAGTACAGAGCACCGTTCTTTGGAATAATGGAGCATCGACGATGTGAAATTCCGCCCGTTACTCTGTACGTCGGGCGCGATCAGTCCATTTCGGCGCAAGTCCAAGCCACGTAAGCGGTTACATCGTTTGCGTGGTTTTCTTCATACTTGGATGTGGCACAATCCCGGCACAAGGGGGATTTGGTATGTCTGACGATTACGTCGTAAGTCCTGACGATTATGCGGTTTAGGACGATTCCGGCACTGCCTGAGCGCATGGCTGTCATCCATGAGGTAGGGTTTGGATAGCACCCCAACGGAGATCGTCGATCCTAGAGCCGTAGAGTGGCCTTGAAGGGGCATCCTGGGACACGCCAAGAGGTGGCAGCCCCCCAGCATCCTGGGTATCGACCAGTCATCGACCGGCAACAGGCATGAAACGACGGGCAAATGAGCTCGCAACGGGCACCACGCAGGGCAGGCAAGGGGCATCGAGCATGGCATGATTGGGCAGCGCGGCAGGCAGGCGACCCCGGCGACCAGGGGGGGGGGGGTGCAAGCCCGACGCTGCGCGGGGGCGCGCTCAATGGTGTATGCACACTAAATTTTTTTTATTCTCGTTTTGAGGGGTTTCCCGTGGTGGAGATTGAAACACATCCTGATGGTATCCGGTTCACCATTGACCAGGACGATTGCGAAAAGCCTGAGGTCAGTTTTGTCCTCTCTTCGGACCGGGTCGCCAAGTTCGCGCGCGCACTGGTAGAACTCGAAGAGGAAGCCGAGCAATTGCGTCCTGAGTGGTTTCGCAGGGTGGCTCAGGCCGAGGCCAAATACGCAGAGTCCGAGCCTGCGTGCCCCGCCTGTGGACGCCGTTCGCCGTTGAGCCCAAACCACCCGCTCTCAAGGGCGCGCGAGTGGCCGTCGAAAGCGCGGACCTTCTTTTAACTGGAGCCTGCTGACGCTTGACAGAACTGACAGAACCATTTTGAGGGGTCTCGCAGTGACAACTGTGGTCAACACGACCGCCAAGCCGACGGTTACAGAGTTGGTGACCCAGCTCCAGTCTCTCGCCGATTCCGGGGTGATAACGCTGCTTTGGCACCCCCCATTTGGTCTTCAGTCAACCCCAGAACACCGCATCGACTACCACTGGGGAGACAGGAGGCTTCTTGTGACCGAGTTGCGAGACGAGAGCCCACAGGACACGCTTCACGTCTGAACTTGCTCATTTTCACCACTTTTTGAGGGGGTTCCCATGTTGACCGTGACTGTTTTTCTTGGTGTGGCGGCGGTTGTCGGTTGGGCGCACGCAATCTGGCAGGGCATCGCGAAAAGGGAGGAGCACGAAAGGTACCTGGTTGAGCAGCACTGTGGCAAATGGTACCTGGCCGACCTGAACCGCGCCTACGAGTGGGCGGATAAACTGCACGGCCATCTGCGGTCTATCCAGAACGCATTAGCCACAGACGCCGCCTTTTCGGAATTAGCAGACTGCGTTCATGCCAAGCTCGAAGGAGCCTATAGCCGCGAGAGCAACGCCATTGACCGGCACCTGGACATGGCGGGCATCTTAAGCGGCATCCTGATTCAGTTTCCGGGCGTACTTTCCGACGGTCTCCCGGAGGCCGTCGCGAAACTGAAGAAGGACCTCGGCGAGCATTCCGATTTGCTGTGCGACATCGCCGAAATCGTCGATTACGACGCCGTCCACGGTTGCCGCTCGCTGCCTGAGCGCGTGCGAGAAAGGCAGGATGAGTGGCGGGCGGCGCAATATGCTGCCGAGTCGCACAAGATTCCCACCTACGACCCGAAGGAGACGTGGGCCTGTCCGAAGTGCGGGAAGAAGAACGACGCGAGCGATCCACAGTCGAACGGACTCATCGCTGAACGCGAGTCTCTGTTCTTGCGTTGTGCTTGCGGTTATTCCATCGAGCGCATCCCGCTTGACGCCAGACCGAGGACGACATGACCTGGGCCGCCTCATTCTGGACGAAGGTGCAGGGCTGGTTTGCTCATTTGCGGTTCCGTTTCCGCAACTGTTTCAACCAGACCACCATTCAGCACCAGACCGTGATCGTCATCGCCCGGTGCATCGAGGAGGCGGGCAAGCGAGAACCGGCCCTGATTGCCGGCCTGAAGGCTGACATTTGCGAGTATGCGACGTTGACGGGTGTTGAGGGCTATCTGAACCAAGTCGTCAAGTCCGACGTGGAGTCGGCGGTTGACGATGAACCGAACTGAGGGGAATGAGAACATGGCAAAGGACAAGTCGCGGTTTCTGGTGGTCGTCAGCACGTGTCCGCTCTGCGGCAACCCGATCTACGGCCTCAAGACCGTCGAGGACAACGGCGAGAACATCGACGCCCCGATCCTGCGCACCTGTCAGTGCCAGGCACTGCAACAGGCCCTCATCGCCAAGCAGCTTGGGATTGGCGGACGTCTGGAAGGGGGCAGATTCACGCCGATGATGCCGCCCGCTCCGGAGCAGCCCGAAACGCCCCCGGAGGAGGCCCCGAAGCTGGTGACGCCATGACCTTCAACACCGAGTTCTTGCGCGAGAGGCACGCGCAACGCAGGGCCGCGCGAGAGAAGACCCTCCAGCCGCCCAGGGGGCCGGATCCGCTCCCAGAACTCATGCTCGACTTGAACGCTTGGCGCTATCACGCGTTTGCGTTTCACGGCGCACACTCCAACCGCTTCAAGCTCGGCCCCCACGTGCTGGAGGCTGTTGAGGACGCGAGCGATGGGTACCGCAGCGCTCTGGAGGGTGTGCAACTGTGTGCTCCAGATACCGACAAGGGCCTCTTCTTCGCCGCTCCCATCGCCACCGTGGAGATATGGCCGATTGAACGCCACAAGGGGTGTTTCGGGGGGTTTGAGTTGCGGGACGTAAACGACCGGCACGTCTGGCTTCGATTTGGGACCGACTACGCCGACCACTGGTATCCGATGTTTGTCTTCGAGTATCACCCGAAGGAGCCCAAGACGCCATGAGCGGACCCGGCAAAGGCTCCAAGCGCAGGCCGTCCAACGTCTCGCAGGACGAGTACGCGAAGAACTGGGAGCGTGCATTTCGAGCGACGCGGGGTAGGCGAGTGGTAAGCCGTCACGCTCATACCGTGAAACACGCGGGTTCGATTCCCGCCCCCGCTATCAGTTTCGACTTGAGGGGATAGCGATGAACGTGGAACGTATCCTGGAACTATGCCTCATTAGCGATATGTTGCCCGACCGGGACGTCAAGATCTGCTGGGGCGAAAACTCCCTGTCGCTGGACGACGCGAAGGACGAGCCGTGCTTGCTCGACAGTGACACGCTGACGCTGGGTGCGGGGCGAACCAAGTTTTACGACGCCGTGGCCAACGCAGTAGTTGCCCGTTTGCTCCCCGTCATCGAAACTCGCATCGACGCGGCCGTTCGCCGTATCCGGCGCGCGTCCAAGGCGAAGACAAAGTAAGCCATTAGGACCGACATCATGAAGTGTGGCTATGCGGGCTGCCGTCGTGACGCGGAGGAACACCAGCGATATTGTCTCGTCCACGAGTCCGTCATCAGGGGGCGGATGAAGCGCGGCGGGTATGCGACAGACGCCCCGCCCGTCATGCCCGGCTGCAACCCCGACACCGACGAGTTTGACCGCGGGCGACCGAAGTTCTGGCGTCATCACGGCGTCTGCTACAGGACCATTCGCGAACGACACGAGCGTTGGGAGTTCCTGGAATCGCTCCGGAAGTCGCCCAAATTCAAGGCTTCCCATGCGTAGAAGCCCGACAGATCCCGGCTACGGGTTCAAGAACGAGGTCCGCAAGGAGACCGACGAGAAGATCAACGAGAAGTTCAGGCAGGAGTACCGCAAGCGGCTTGACCTTCTCCAGAGCGGCAAGCGCGGCCTCACCATCGAAGACCGGGCGCTGGTTCTGGCGCGGCTCACCGAGGCCCTGAACCAGGTCGGCGGGGACGACAAGGACAAGGCGTTTCAGAAAGACGCCATCCGCACCGTGGTGGACCTGCTCAGGAACGAACTGGAGTCGGACGAGTCCGAACGCATCGACCCGCTGGAGCAGGACCTTGACGAACTGGTGGAACTGGTCCATTGCGCGTTTGAAGCAGAGGCACACGGCAGCGACCCGGAGGCCCTGGCCCGGCTCGACCAGATAAGCGCGGCCCATCAGCAGCGTCTCTTGCAGCGCGAACGACAGGAAGGCATCGCCGTTGGCTAAACGCGGTCTGAAACGGCTCACGTTCGACGAAGAACGATGGTGGTTTGACCGCATCGAGAAAACCCGTGACCCGGTGCAGTTGGGTCACTTCATCCGCTACCGCTCTTTGACAAATCTGGTCTTCTTCGCACGCGTTGTGCTCGGGTACGACCTCATCGACGACCCGTGGCATTACTTCATCGCGGACAGGCAGGAGAACCGGCGCAAGCCCTACTGGGTGTGCATGGGGCCGCGCAAGACCTACAAGTCCGTCCTCTGCAACGTCGCCAAGAACATCCAGCGGGTGCTCAGGGCAAGGATGTTCAAGCAGGACATGACCGTCCTGATCATCGGGGCGGACGAGGAGATTTCGCAGGCCCGCATCCGCGAGATCGACGCCCACATGTCGCAGCCCCGGTTCATAGCCTTGTGGGGCGACATGCGCGGCAAGCCCTGGTCCCCGTCCGACTGCATGCTCCAGGTGACGAACATGCGCCCGTCGGCGGACCCGACCTTCAGCGTCGGCTCCCCCGGCAAGGAGCACACGTCTAAGCACCCGAAAGTCGTCACCGTGGACGACCTTGAGGCCGAACGCAACGCCTACAGCGAGGTGGAACGCGAGAAGGTCAAGGACTACTACCGCAACATCTTCGGCCTGGGACCGAAACTGCTGGACGTGCTGAATACCCCGTGGCACTACGCGGGGTTCCTGTTCGACGACCTTCTCAACGCGCAGAAGAAGAAGTACCTCGACTACGATTTCGTCGTGATGCCGGTCGAGACCGACGGGCGTTTCATCATGGAATCGCAGCCGACCGAGGCCCCGCGCTACGAACCCCGGCAACCCTTGATGGGCCGGGACTACCTGGAGTTCCTGACGCGGCAGTGGGGCCACATGGCCGTCATGTGCCAGATGTACCTCTGGCCCGAAGGCGAAGAAGACCAGACGTTCAACATGGAGCTGCTGAACGAGAACACCATCTACGATGCGCCCAAGGAAATGCGCACGTGGGTATTCGTGGACCCGTCGAAGTCGGCCCAGATGGACACCCACGACCCGGCGGGCCTGGTAGTGCTCGGATACGACGCGACCGGCAACGTCAATCTGCTGGACGCGCGGGAGATTCGCAAAGACCCTTACAGCCTGTGCATGGAGGTGTTCGAGGTCGCGAAGCTCTGGAAGGCCGACACGCTGGCGGTTGAAGAGGCCCCCGGCGTCTTCCAGTACAAGAGCCAGTTCGAGACGCTGATGCAGCAGCCGGACTATGCGGGGCCGCTCCCGCTCCGCATCCGCAACGTCAGGACCGACAAGATCAACAAGCACAAGCGCATCGCGTGGCTCAGGATTTTGTGGGAGCGCAAGAGGTTCAAAATCTACTCCGGCATGTGGCCCGCACACAAGCAGTTGTGGCTCAGGCAGATGCAGGCGTACCCGATAGGACATGACGACTTGCTGGACGCGGCGGCCTATGCGAACCCGGACCATTCGCCCAGGTTCAGGCCCCCGCGCGAGAGGCGCGACCTGACCGCGCAGGAACAGACCGACATGGAACACGTGCGCAGGGCGCGGGAGTTTCAGACCGAGGTCATGGCCAATGGGGACGCGGACAAGCTCACGGTCGGCGACGGCGTGTTGCCGAACTCAATGCTGAACTGGAGGGGATACTGATGGCTGATGCAACAATGGGCACGTTAACGATATACCCGCAACACAGCCCTGACGAAGCGATGTTGACCGTTTACGATCAAGACAACAAGCCGGGCATGATTTTCACCTACGGCGGTGACCTGATTCTCAAGGGTCACAAACTGATCGGGCGCAACGACGGGGTGTTGCGGCGATTGTGGCGGCTCTTGACGTGGAAACCTGAACCGGAGGGGAAGGTCTGATGACCCAAGAACAATGGGACAGGATTAACCTGTTGCCGAACCTGTGCATTTGCGCCGGACTGTTTGCGCTGATCGGTTTGGCCTGGTGGTATGACTGGCGACTGGGGTTTAGCGTGACCAGCTTGTATCTCATAGGAACCGGCATCGCAAACAGGAAGGGGAAGGTCTGATGGAACTCGCACTGATATGTATTGTCGTGGTCGCTCTTGCGTTGGCCCTTGCGCTTCTCAACGTCGTGAGCAGGAACGCGGACCTGTCCAACCGCCTGGCCTTTGTCGAGAAGAACGCGCGGGAGGAATTCGACCGCAGGGCCGCCGCGATCCAGAACGGGGCCATAAACCAGGTCTCGGAGATTCACAAGATGCTCCTGACCAAGACCCGGCAGGAGATCGACCGCTTCGCCCAGGAATGCCAGCAGGCCAAGGACATTCACGAGTGGCGGATGAAGAAACTTGAATTCCGGGAATGCAGATTGTCCGAACCCGTGCCCGTGGAGGTTGCGCTGAAGACAGAAGATGAACCCGTGCCCTTCACCGGCACGCACCAGCTCTAGGAGGGGAACATGGAAGCCGTCATCGACAGGACGTTCTACGATACGTTGGTCAGGCTCAGGGCGCGGGAACTCGCGGGCGACCCATCCGCATCGCGCGAGATGACCGAGCACGCCAAACGTGCCTTGCGCATGGAACGGGCCGTTGCGCTCCGGCTCCTGCCGTTTCTGAGGCTCGTTGTGGACAAGGACAACGATCTTCGCCTGGAGTTCACCGCCCTCAAGGTTCTGGTCGATGAACTCGCCATCGAGGTCCGCATCGGCGACAAGCCCAAGAAGGAGAAGGCGAAGAAGGCCGAGTAAACAACACGGGCCGCCCGGCGCTCGAACGCCGAACGGCCCCATCCAAGCAGGCCCCCGTACGGCGGGAAGCCAGACGACGCAAGCATACCCCGCCATGCGGCCCCTGTCAAGGGAAACGCATGGAAATCAACCAGCAGTTCAACTCGGACAACGTGGACGACGCTATTCTGTCAGAGTTCGACGGCAAGAACGCGGCCCACGTCGTTCACGAAAGCGCTACCGAGGTCGAGGAAAAGCGCTCCCGGCTTCAGCAGATTTGGGAGGTCTGCCTCAACTTCCTGGCGGGCAACCAGTGGATACGCTGGAACCCCAAGTCCCGCATCATCGACCGCCTGTCCGACATCCGCGACACCAAGCGGGGCGACATCATCCGCATCGTCGCCAACAAGATGCTCCCCGCGTTCGACCACAAGCTCGGTCGCCTGTCGTCGGTCTGGCACCTGCCCGAATGCATCCCGGCCCCGGACCGCGCCGACATGTTCGAGGCCGCGCAGATACGCACCCAGTACCTCCAGGCATGGGCCGACGCCCGCAACGTCAAGTCGCTCGACCGCGAACTCAAATCGTGGTGCGTCGCGTGCGGCCCCGCGTGGGTCAAGGTCTGGTGGGACTTCGAGAAGGGCACGAACATGCCGGATATCGAAGTCCTGTCCCCGTTCGCCGTCATGCCGTGGCCATGGGGCGTCAGCGACCCCAAGCGCGCCCAGGCCGTCATCGAGACGCGGGCGGTCCCCATCGACCAACTCCGCGACCTCTACCCTGTCGAGATGGACGGCATCAAGCAGGGGGAACTTGAAGAAGAAAACAACATGATCCTCGCCGCGACCGACTCGTTCATCCAGGGCGAGTCCAACACGCGCGAGATCAAACACATGCTCCGTGTGCGCGAGGTCCGGCGCGGCAAGTCCGCAAAGCACCCGAACGGCTACAAGCTCATCGTCACGCGCAACCGCGTGCTCGAAGCCAAGCCCTTGCAGGACGCGGACCTGTTCCCGGAATACTTCCGCTTCGCCTATCGCCGGTTCCCCGGCGCTATGTATTCGCCCGGACTCATTGAGCCGAATATCTCCATGCAGATTGCCCGGAACAAGCTGTTCAGCGACATGCTGGGGGCGATCTGGGGTGAGGGGCCGGGCAGACGCCTGATGATACCCGAATCGCTCAACGTCGGTCCGGAAGACTTCGACAACATCGGAAGCCCCGTGACCTACGAGGACGACGAGAACAAGCCCGACAACGTGCCATGGTATCTGGTGACGCCCCCGATGAGCGTGGACATGTTCCGCGCATCCGAACGCGTGGACCTCACGATGGATGACGGGCTTCAGCTTCACCCCGTCTCTCGCGGCATGAGTCCCGGCAGCATCGAATCGGGCGCGGGACTGGAAGCCCTTCAGGTCAAGGACGACGTATTGCTCGGTCCCCTGATTGAAGACTTCAACGAGACCTGGGCGCGCGTCTACAACCGCGTCGGCGTGCTCACCAGCCGCCACCAGAACGGCCCCATCAATCTCATCGGCATCGACGCGGCTACCGCGCAGCCGTTCGCCGTGCAGGATTTCCTGGCCGATAAGGACGAGCAAAGTTGGCGCATCCGGACGCGCTGCATCAATCGCGGCCCGACCGACAAGATGCTCACCATGCAGTACAACGAGAAACTGCTGCAGTACGGCGCAATGCAGGACCTGCCGCCCCGCGAGATCCGCAAGAACTTCCAGTTGGGCGTGGAGGCGTCCCTGTTTGAGCCGGAGGCCCGCGACCGTGTTCACGCGCGCGAGGAATCCGCGGCCATCATGCGCGGCGAGATGCGCGGCGTCGAGCCGTGGCACAACCACCAGGTCCACCTTGAGGAACATCGGATACCCAAGATGCACTCCCGTTGGCTCACGCTCAACCCGGCTATCAAGCAGCAGTACGCAGACCACGAGCGGGCGCACGAGGAGGCCATCGTCATGGCGATCGAGGGGCAGCTTGCAGCGCAACAGCAGTTGCCAGTGGGACAGCCGCAGGGGGTGTGACCATGCCGATCAGGAGCGAAGCGCAGAGGCGCTACCTCTGGGCCAACCACCCGGAAATAGCAAAGCGTTGGGAAGAGCACACGAACCCGAACGCGCGGCTGCCTGAACACGTGCCGAAGAAGACGAAGCAGCACCGGGCGAAGATGGATCACGTCCGCGTGAGCATGAGGCGCAGCAGAAGGCTGAGACGCAGAAAGTGAATCAACCAATGAGGCCCCCGGCGTCATGAACCGGCGGGCGTCGCGCAAGCGCGAAAGGCCGTCTCCGTGTCACGGCGGGGACGGCCTTTTTTCATTGGTCCTCGGTGTTGGGCCAATAGAGAGGACACGACCATGAGTAAATTGAAATGGCTATTGATGAGACGGGTAATCTGGCCGCTCTTCTGGTTTCACGTGTATCACTACGAACCGCTTCCCAAGGGGTATGGTTTTGTCCGCTACGCCTTTGACCTCGCGGAGGTCACCGAAGGCGGATACTACGCGGTTATGCCATTCAACGTCCTGTTGCGGTTTTGTATCTGGCTCAAGTGGAAAATGAAGATGCCTCGATGGTTTGGCGAGTGGGACCTGGGGATGACACCGCGCGACAAAAGCAAACCCCCGCCAAGTAAACCCTGACAGGCGCAGACACAGGTGAGTCAAGCCCGCATCGGGCGGGCTTCTCTATACACGGCAGTCCGCACGGATTGCTCTGACCAGTCGGCAACGTCGATGAGCACGGGCCAATGCCCTTCGGGGTATGCACCGGCCACCGTCGCACGACCAGACGGGAGTGATTTGGACAATGGGAGAGAACGACAAGGATCAGCAACAGACCGGGAACGACTGGACGCCCACCGTGCAGTTCGATGAGAAGGCGGGCAAGGTGAACGTGGAAGTGGCGAAGGGCGAGGTGCTGCAACTCACGCCCGCAGACCTGGCGAAGCTCGCGGCCAAAGGCCGGGGCTACGACAGGACCGCCCAGGAAAAGGGAGAGCTTGAGCGCAAGTTCAAGGACGCGGACGCCAAGAGGCAGGAGCTTGAAGACCTGTTCGGCCCGTCCTACGAGCGCATCAGCAAGCTCCCCGGCGACAAGGCGGCCGCCATCCTCCAGCGCATCGAAAAGTCGCTCGAAACATCCGACGACGGCAACGACGCCGGCAAGACCGACGACGACGACCCGTTCGCGGACCTCTTTCCGGCAACCAGGCCGGACAAGAAGGACACCGGACTGACTGAGGACAAGGCGCGGCAGGTAGCGCGAGACGAAGTCGTGCGCCTGCAAATCGAGGACCGCATGGAGACCGTTCACGAACGGCTCGGCGTTCCCGAAGACATGCGCGAGGCGTTCACCCGGTCGGTGCTCAAGGACTGTAAGACGGTCAAGGACATCGACAAGGTCGCGGACAAGCTGTGGGGCAAGGTGGATGAAGCGTTCGAGTCCAGGCGGAAGGCTGCTGCGGAGAAGGCTGAAGCGGAGAAGAAGGCCGCAGGCCGGACCGTTACCCGCATGGGCACGGGCGCGACAACTCGCGGCAACGACGACCCCAGACGCAAGTCAGACCACCCCGGCCACAAGGAATACCTTGCGGAACGGCTCGTGGCCCTGAGCGCACGGGGTTAGCCGCAGAAAGACGTAAGTAATGGCTACCGACCAGTATATTTACATCACCGCAGTCAACGAGGTGACGAAGGAGGAAATCTGGCCGAACGTCGTGGACGAATCGACCATTCCCAAGTTCTTCCTCGGAATGATCAACGAGGACTCGTCCGACATCTACGCCGGGCGCGCGAGCGGGACCCCCAAGCAGACGCAGAGCGTCGGCGGGGACAGTTACTACACCCGCATCAAGATCAAGACGCAGAAGGCGGGCGGCATGGGTCCGCGCGGGCACGGACAGGCGCTGCCCACGGCCCGGCTTGCCGCATGGACCGAGACGCAGATCAACCTGGCCCGGCTCTACACCCGTGCCGAGTACGACGGCCCCGTGAACAAGCTGGCCAACCCGGTACAGGTCGTCGATGCCGTGCAGGATGCGGCCAACGACCTGCGCGACAACATCCAGTACATGCGCAACGCGATGTACACCGGCAACAGCAACGACGCCATCGGTTTGCATGACTCCACGGCGGGTTCAGCCGACACCACGACTCTGCACATGCAGCTTGACGAGTGGTGGCCCGGAACCGGGCGTCTGCGTCAGGGCCTGTACATTGACTCCTACAACGGAGTCACCGGGTACGGCACCGGCACGCAGGGCATCAACTCCGCCTACATCAGCGCCATCACTTCTGCCACCGTCTGCACGTCGAGTGCCACCATCGCCAGCGATCGCGGCGACTACATCATGTTCGAGGACGGCAACGGCAGTCTCATCGACTCGGCCGTCCAGGGCATCGGGGCGTTGGTGGACGGCCCTCAGTCGAGCGATGGCACGACCTGGAACACCGGCGGCGGACAGGCCAACACCACCTGTCAGGGCATCGACGGCACCAGCCTTGCCTACTGGCAGAGCACCGTCCACGACAACGGCGGCACCGACCGCTATCTCGACGGCGACCTCATCGAGGACATGGGACAGGCCATCGTCCGCAAGTGCGGCGGCGAGAACCTGTTCGAGAAGGGCGGGTACATCCTGTTCTCCTGCCCGGAACTCCGCACCCGCTTCCGCAAGGACGAGAGCCGCGACGTGTCCTGGGTCAACAAGACCCGCGTCGTCGCGGGCGTGAAGGTTGTGGACCAGTTGGTCAACGGCGTCGAGGTCCCCTGGGTCACCGACATCATGTGCGGCGCCCAGTGCCTCTACTTCCTCCACATCCCGGACTTCGTGGTCAAGGGTCTGCCCATGGAGACGATGGACAACCCGCCCTGGCAGCGCGTGCAGGGGTACGACTACTACCGGATGGAGGTCAAGAAGTACGACCAGCTCGGCATCAGGCGGCGTGACACCCACGGCGTCATTCGCAACCTGACGCAGACCTGAGCCTGACGCAACGGCGGCATGACCAGTGCGTCGGTTCGGCGTCGTCAAGGGCCGGTGCGCTTCAAGATACTCGCGTGTCGGATGGACGCCTTCCGGCACGCATCCGCCCGCAAGGGCATAAAGGAAACTCACAGTGGCTATCGGAAGAAAGCACGCAGTGGACAATCCGCAGGAGAAACGCATCGGCCTGTGGCAACTTGATTGTCTGTTCCCCAGCAACACCAAGCCCACCGTAGCATCCAACCCGGAGACCTACGGACGCATGACCGGGAGCCTTGAGGGTCGATGCGGTATCGACGCCTCGACAGGGCTGTTCTACTACTACTACAACAGTGCATGGCGCACCCTGAGCGGAAGCGGCGGGGGCGGCGTCGGCTCCATCGACCAGGTGCTTGCAGCGGGCGCGACGGCGGACGACATCGGAGCGCCCTTCGCCATCACCGAGGCGACGACCAACACTGCGTTGTTCAACCTCACCAAGACGCAGACCGGCAACGCCGACATGGTGAACTTCGACAACTACGGGACCGGCGACACGCTCGTCACCAAAGACGGCGGGGTCGAGATGATCGCCTTCGAGGACGGCGGCAAGGTCCAGTTCTCCGCGTCGCTGACCGACACCATCGCCATCGACATCCCGGACGGCAAGGAGATCGCGTTCGGTTCCAGCGACGACTTCCTCGTCGAGTACGTCGGCGCGACCGACTTCCTGACCTTCACGCCCCGCGCCGACAGCGTGACCATCGCGTTCGGCGTGGACGGGACCGGCCCGGACTTCAAGGTCTTCGGCGCAACGGCCGGGGCCTACAGCCTGTGGGACGCTTCGGCCGCGCTGCAACTGATGGAAGGCGGGGCGTCCGATATCGCCCACCTGAAGCTCAACGACGCGGACACCATCGAGCTGGGCGACGGGGCCTCCGCGACCGGCGAAGCGGGCGACTTCTCCATCACGTTCGACGGGACCAACCTCCTCATCAACCCCGTGGCCGACGATACCGGGGCCATCTACATCGGGACCGACAGCACGCTCGCTTGCGACTTCAAGTGGTTCTCGAAGACCGCAAGCGATTACGTGTTGCTCGACGCGGGCAACGACGTCATGGCGTTCGAGGACGTGGACATCATTGCCAAGGACGGGACCTACGTCTACTTCGGGGACGGGTCTGCGACCGCGGGCGACGCCGGGATCGTGTGGGACGGGACGGACCTGAAGATTCAGCCCACCACGACCGACACCGGCATCCTGCGTCTGGGCAAGAAGGCGACCGACGACCTGACCTGGGACGTGCGTTGGGACGGCAACACCGACGCCTACCTGTTGCTGGATGCCGGGAACGAGACGGCCCTGTTCAGCGGGTTCGCCAGCGTGGTGGTGGCCGACGACGTGAAGCTGGGCCTGGGCACCAGCGCCGCCGCGCCCGACGCCTATTTTGAATGGGATACGGCGTCAACCGAGCAGTTGCTGCTCACGAACAAGAACGCGAGCAGCCCGTTCAAGATCGGTGCGGACACGACCCACGTCTTCGACCTGATCTGGACGGGCGGGGCCGGTACCCTGAACATCGACGCTTCCGGCGACTTCATGTATCTGGAGGCGTTCGACCTGAAGCTGAACGACAGCGACGTGCTGAACTTAGGCGACGGGGCCAGTGCCACGGCAGTCACCGGGGATGCCCAACTCCAGTACGCGAGCGAGACCCTTGCGCTGACGAAGGGCGCGGGCGGGGCCATGACCACGTTCAACCTGGGCGCGAACGAAGCCGGGTTCGACATGAAGTGGTTCGGGACGACCGACGGTTATTACGTGCTGTTCGACGCCGTACTGAATAACCAACTTGAGATCGGCGTTCCCGTTTGGGTCAAGGATGACTTCGCCCTGAAGTTCGGCAACTCGGACGACGTGACGATGGCGTGGTTGGCTTCGGGCGGATTCTACGTCATCCCGGCGGCGGCCAACACCGAGTGGTATTTCGGCAACGGGGAGGGTCTGGATTACGACGTGATCTTCCCTGGCGTAGGGGCCGGTTCAAGCATGAAGTGGGACACGTCCCTGGCGACTCTGTTTCTGGAGGGCGGCGGGGCTGATACCAGTTACGTCAAGCTGAACGACAACGACAAGCTGGGACTCGGTGACGGTGCATCCGCGACGGCCTCAGTCGGCGACGTGGAAATCTACCACGATGGGACGTACCTCCAGGTCTCCAAGGGCAGCGGCGGCACCCTGACCTCGGTCAAGGTCAACGTGCCCGAAGTCATCACGATGGACGACGGCACGAACACCGGCGTCACGGACCTGTTGCAACTGGTACACAGCACCAGCGGCGCTCCGGGCGCGGGCATCGGCGCGGGCATCAGCGTGATCGTCGAGAACGACACCGATGCGACGACCGAGGTTGCAAGCATCGACTTCGTGAACACGAACGACGGGACGAAGGCCAGTCTCGACACCGATATCGTGTTCTCGACGATGCTCAACGGGGCGGCCACAGAGGTCTTGCGCATCGACGCGGCCAACGAGCAGATCACCGTCGGCAAGAACGCGACTGATGCGGACAACGTGGACAAGATCAAGATATGGCCGCAGACCGCCTCGAAGGGCGCGCTCATCCTCCAGTCCGTCGCGAACACGGACGACGTGACGGTCACGATTCAGAACGCCGCGCACGCAACCGCCGGGCGCGCCTACACCTTCGGCGACGCGGGCGCGAACAAGTACGTCGCCTACACCGCACAGGCAAACGGGACCATCGCCAGGAGTGACCTCACCGAAGAGGCGCTGGCATCGCATCCGGTTCCCGTCTACACCCTGCGGGCCGCTGACGGTGCGGCGTTGGGCCTAGCCGACACCGGGGACTCCGGCGACCATTACCTCACCTACTCGGCGGGCGTCTGGGCGCTGATGGGCAACAGCCCCGACAGCGATACCCAGACCGACGTTTCACTGTTCCAGTTCGCGCTTCCGCCGAACTACGTTGCAGCGGGCGACGTGAAGATTCGCGTCAACTCCCTCTTCACGGCGGATGGCGACACGAAGACCGTTGACCTCAACGTCTACGAGATCAACAAGACGGACGGTACGAAGGGTGCTGACATCTGTGAGACAACCGTCATCACCCTGACAGGCACCGCCGCCGCCCACGACTTCACCGTTACGGCGGCGGACCTCGTAGCCGGAGACCTGCTCTCGGTCATCGTGACGACCGCGTTCCAGGATGCGGACGGCGCGGTGGGTGAGGCGAAGATCAACAGCATCGAGGTGCTGTGCGACGTGAAGGGCTAGACCGCAACCTCACGCAGGGGTCGGGATCGGCCCGGCCCCTGCATCTTCCTTAACCCCGTTCGAGGGGAAAAGTCATGAGTGAAGCACAGGATCCCGTTGTTGCAGACGTGAAGGACGAGAGCATCCCGGAGAAGCTGGCAAAGGTCATCGCAGACCAGCAGGCGCAGTTCGCCCGGCTCAGGCAGCAGGTGGCGCAGGGGCAGCAGGGCCTTGTCGCGCTGGGCGCACAGATCGCGGGCAACATGAAGTTCTACGAAGACATCACCGGCCAGCCGTATCAGGCTGAGGGGAAGTAATCATTCCGGCAACCGGGGTACCCCTCCCTCGATTGCCGACCAGCCCTCCGGGGCTTGGCGGATTGCCGATAACCCCGGAGGGCATTTGAGGAAACCATGGACACCGGCCTCTGGATTCCCGCGCCGACGATTGCGCCGACGGCCTTCATCCGTTGGGTGAAAGAGCGTTACCCCGGCCTCAGTATCGGGTGGAACACGGTGAAGTGCTGCTATGCGCTGATGCGGCAGAACGTCAAGACGAAACAGTGGGAGCCGTTCAAGCTGCTCAAGCGTCCGGACGGGACCAACGTGCCCCTGAACGACGAGGGCCGGAAGTTCATCATCGACTCGGTCTGTCACAGCAGCGAGCGGAATCGCGACGACATGGCCGCGAACGTGCTTGTTAACGAGCACAACCGCAGACAGCAGCGGGCGCAGGACGACCTGATCCGCTACGCGATTCTGTCCAACACGCACTACATCGGGCGCGGCAGCCGCACATTCATGGGGAACTGACGATGTATCCGACCAAAATCATCAGCATGGCGAAGAATCTGCTGGGCGAGAACATCGTCGCGAACCGCTACGACGCGGACCAGTTGATGCAGTTCTTCAACGAGGCGCAGAAGAACCTGGTCGCTGAGGCCCGGAGCATGTTCCCCTTGCTTGGCCGGATATCGACGACCGTCACGCAGACGGCGGGCACAGAGACGACGAGCCTCCCCGACTTCCACGAGTCGCTGCTGCTGCTTCGGGACTCGACGCAGGACGTGTCGGTCGCCGACCACCTTTACCCCGTGCATTGGGCGGACCAGGCGGGCAGCGGCTTTGCCGTAGCGGACAACGAACTGCTGTGGGTCAGGAACGACCAGACGCAGGTGTGGACGCTCTGGTATACCCGCGCCCCGTGGGACTGTCACAAGGGCGTGGCCACGGCGGAAACGGACATCACGAGCACGAGCATCATTCTCGACGACACGGCTTCGGCCCTTGAGGGCGAGTGTTACTACGGAGACATGTTTGACGACTACTACAACGGCGCGAAGGTGGTTGTCACGGACTGTACCACAGCGGCCAAAGAGTTTCAACAGCCGGTCATTACGGATTATGCAGGCACGACGCGGACCGCAACCATCGCGGCGTGGCCTGGCGGGACGCCGGACGGCACGGTGACGTACGAGATTCAGCCGATGCTCGATCCGATGCGTTGGGCCGACCTCATGGCGTGGGAACTCAACCTGCGGATCAACTCGATAGCGAGAGACGACCCCGCCGTCTACTCGAAGCGGCATCCGTACGGGCAGCAGCGAAACCAGTTCCGCAGCCACTGGCGGGGACTCCAGCGGCGCATGAGACCGTCGATACACATGGTCTCTTACGACAGACAATAGGGAGCGAGACATGGCAGCGACCTGCACTGAGGCAATCAAGCGATGGAAACACCCGCAGGGCGGGTACGTCTACGCCCTGGAGTTCTCCTGGACCGCACACACGGACGGGGCAGTGACGAGTGCGGTATCGACGCTGACGCCCACGGGCAACCGGATTCAGGGGCTTGTGCTCGGCATCAAGACGCAGGACAACGGCACGAACCCCGGCAACGGCTACACCGCGACGTTCAGCGACGAAGACGGCTACGCCTTTGCGACCATCACCGGCACGACCGGAACGGTAACGTATTACGGGGCACCGGCAGTCACGGCCCCCGTGCCCGTCATCGACACGGCAAGCATCAGCCTGGCGGTCGCCAGCGCGGGCAGCGGCGGGCAGGGTTTGACGACCCTGTACGTCTGGTCGCACTACGACCTGAAGTTGGCCGCATAATTCTCCTTGACAGGCATCGTTTCGTGTGGTAGATATCCCGCAGGAGGATACGACCATGCGGAAATGCCTGAATGCTTTAATCGTCGCAGTATCGTTCTGTGGCAGCCTGAACGCGGCCCCTATCGTCATCGAAGGCGTCCCGGCCTATCTGTGGTACAAGGGCTGTGCGCCGACTTCGGCGGCGATGCTGGTATCGTACTGGCAACCGGAACGGCAGGGCCAACCGCTGATTTCGGAGCTTGCCCAACGGATGCTGGCGACTCCATCGGGCGGCGTGCAGTGGTATCGCATCGACGACGTGCTACGGACCTATGACCTTGCTGTGACGCCGATTATCTGGTGGCAGGGCGACACCTTCGTGACGACCTACCGGGGCGAGATAGACGCGGGGCATCCGGTGCTCCTGAGCGTGGACGTGACGGCGGACGGAAACGAAGACCACGTTATCCTGGGTGTCGGGTACGACGACGCGCGATATCTGGCATTCAACACGTATTCGATGACGGCGCAATGGTATGACCTGAAGCGCGTTCAGTCGGGAGTATCCTACGGGGTGTCGCGGGCGATGTTTGTAGAACCCATCCCCGAACCGTCCGTTTGGGCCTTGTTTGGGACCGGCTTGCTGCTTCTTGGACTGAGGGGGAAGCGATGATCAGGCAATTCGAGCGGCAGGGGCACGTCAACTGGGTAGACACCAACGACGTGTTTGTCGGATTCGCGACGGAGGAGAAGTGCTGCGAGAGGACGGGTTGGTTCTGTTGCGACACGGAAGAGGCTGTGTTCGAGGAACTGGCGAGCTTGCAGGTCATCGACGCCGGCTATGACGCCCCGCCAGCCCCGGCGCGGGAAAGGCTTTCGGAAGAAGGCGCGGTTTTCGACCCGGATTACTGTGTCGTCATCAGAAGGCTCGACGGGACATCCAATCAGACCCGCGACAAGTGCAACGCGGTCATTCTGCGGGTTCTGAACGGGGACACGAGGTATTTCTGCATTTACAACCTGCACAACGGTTATTACATGCACGGTTTCAAGATGGGGCGCGGTCCCGATGACCGCGACCCGGACGTAGAACTCGAACTCTGATTGGTCTTGTCTGACAACTGAATATCGCTTCAGGGCCTCATGAACCCCGGAGCAATCAGCCCGCTACCGTGACAAACGGCAGCGGGTTTTTTTCTGTACGGAGCGGACATGGCCTACCAGGACCTGACGACCTACACAGCGGTGGACCCGAACGGCGACCTCACCGTCACCTCCGCGCGCGTCGCCGTCGACACGCAGGTACGCAACACCATCGCCTACGTCGCGAAGGACTTCGGCGCCGGCCACTTCGACGACTACGCGCACGAGTTCGAGTTCGCCTGGGACTCGGCCAGCGACATCCAGGGGCAGACGGTCCTGTGGGGCGTCACCGACGCCCCGGGCGGTCTCGTCGGCATGACCAGCGGCTTCGGCGTGACGGCCTACGACAACAACGACGCGCCGTTCGTGCGTCTGTGGGAGTTCGTCGCCGACGTCTACTCGGACCTGATCAACCTCGTCAGCGGCACCACCTACTACGCGCGCGTCGTCAAGAGCGGCACGACGGCCACGATGAGCGTGTTCTCGAACGCGGCGCGCACGACGCAGGTCGGCGTCGATCGGTCGCTGACCGTCCCCGACGATGGACATCGCTATCTCCTCGCGCACGCCTCGTGCGACTCCACGTGGAACGGGACGGCCGTCGCAACCTGCTGGTCGCAGAACTTCGAGCTCTACGAGGACGAGCCGGGCGGCGCAACCCCGTGGCTGTATCTGCCGCAGAATGCCAAGATCATCGGGAGTTTCCAATGAGTTATCCGAGAAACGCGGCGACGCCAAAGGCTGTGTGCATCGGGCGCATCACGCTGATTGCCGATGGGTCTGCCGTCACGTCGGGCGCATCGGTTCGCGTGTCGCTCGACGGCGCGGCCTGGGACGCGGGCGGCGGGACGTTGTCCTACGATGCGACCTCCGAGAGCGCGTCCTACGCCCCGACGCAGGCAGAGACCAACGGCGACGTGCTGCGCATCGCGGTCTACAAGGCGTCCTGCATCGGCTGTTCAGCCACGGTGTTCATGGACCCGGCCGACCTCGCCTCCATTCTGGCCGATACCGACGAACTCCAGGGCAATCAGGGCGATTGGGCCACGGCGACAGGCTTCAGCACTCATTCCGCGGCAGACGTGAAAACAGCGATAGAAGCCGCTGGTTCTTCCATCGCTTCTATCCTGGCCGACACCGGGACGGATGGCGTCGTCGTCGCGGCAGCCAGCAAGACCGGCTACACACTCGCGGCTGCGGGACTGGACTCCGTGGACACGACGGAACCCGCCAACTACGCGAGCATGAACTTCGCCGAACGGCTCGACTTCGTCTTCCGATACCTGACGCAGAAGAAGACGCTGACGGCGACGCAGAAGATTCTGAAGAAGGCGGACGGTACGACGACGGCCCTGACGTGGCCGGTGAGCGACGACGACACGACGGAAACCGAAAACGCGGCGACCTGATGCTGAACGGACTCAGACAATGGATGACCGGAACGTGGTTCGACAACGCCTGGCGTGTCCCTCAGAGCCTGTTGACGCCACGGAAGGCCCTGACGCGCCAGTATGCGACGGACGCGCCAAGCCACAAGCTCGATCTCGAAGTGAAGGGGGGCGGATACTACACAACCTACGAAAAGCGCCCCGATGCGACCGACACCGGCCTGTCGCGGCACAACATTCTCGTGCTGGTGAACAACACAGACATGTCCCGTAGCGTAGCCGACTATTACATGTCGGCGCGGCGCATCCCTGCCGTCAACATGCTGAGCGTGGACGTAGACCAGTACTCGACCGACGACACGGCCTACATGAGCGAGGAGGACGCCGAAGTCCTGTGGGGTCTCATCGAGGCGCACATCGACGACAACGATCTGGACATCCGCTGCCTGTTGCTGATGCCGGATTTCGTCCTGGGCGTCGGGACGCTGCTTGACTCGACCGCCTTGGAACAGTGGTTGTCGAAGCGGTCAGGCGGCGGCTATCTCGGACAGAGCAACCCGTACTTTCTGGCGACGCACGAAGAAACTCCCGTAGCGCCAGTCGAGCAGTTGCAGTTGACCGAAGTCAAGCATTACACCGCCTCACTTCAGGCGACGACCGGGTTGAACGGGTGCAACGGCATGATCTTGGCTTGCAGACTCGACGGTCCCAATGAGACGATCATCAAGGGGCTCATCGACAAGGCGATAGCGGCGGACGGAACGGGATTGCCGGGCACGTGGTATTTCGACTGGTGGGGTGATGACCCGACGAATGAGTTCAACGATGTGTACCGCGTCTGGGACGCGGAGCAATTGGGCAACCTCGGAAACTGGGACCCGCCCGCGACGGTCGGCGAGGACCTCGGTCGGACCGTAGTTCAGCAGACGACCGGCACGACGCGCATGTGGGAGTTTACCGACGGCGACGCGGGATTCTACATCGGGTGGTACACGTGGCCCCCGCCTGCGCCGATACCGACGAGCAGGGCGTGGGCTGACGGGGCCATCGGCATCGAGATCAACAGTTCCGGGATGAAAGCCAAAGACCCCGCCTGGCGATTCGCGATGAAGGACGCCGGAAGCTATGCGGGCAAGATGTTGAGCGAGGGCATCACGGCGACGTGCGGGGCGATAGCCGAGCCGAGCACTGCTGGATTTCCGGAGATGAAGGGCTTTCTGCAAGGACTCCTGGCCGGGCTGACGTTGGTCGAAGCCTATTCGATGACCACAATTCACATCGCCAGTTGGAGAGTGGTCTGGATCGGCGACCCGCTTTACAGGCCGTTTGGGGTGTGACATGAAGCTTAACGGGCTGAGACAATGGATGACGGGCAGCATCTTCACCGGCGACTGGCGCGTCCCCCAATCCATGCTCGTGCCGCGATTCCCGTACCGAAGCAAGCGGACGCCGTACCGCAAAGAGTCGCGCATCCTCTACGGAACAAAGGTCTGACATGGGACACCTGTTCCCCAAACACGACCGCAACAGCGACACATTTGTCGCGAAGGTCAACGGCGAACCCGCGGTCATCGACCTGTCGGGCGTGCCGGTAGACGACAACAACCTGATCGGCACGAGGCTTGACCGGCTTGAGCGCGTCGCGTGGTTTCTGGGCTGCATCGACTCGCAGATCGGCGACGGCCTGTGGTACTGGGTCAGGATGCACGACGCGAACAACAAGTTCAAGAAGTCGCTCGTGCGCGGGTACTGGCTCAGGGAATCGGACACCGATCCGGCGTTGACCGAAGGGGACCGCGTCATCGCCACTCGCGACCGCCACGGGAGGTGGGCGTTCGTGACTTTTTTTAGCAAGTACGAGGTCTTCGCCGACGCCGGGACGAACTACACCAGCATCAGCCAGGACACCGGCAACGGCACGCCGGGGACGTTCAGCCTCTACGAGAGCAACGGCGGGGCCGATGAAGTGCGCGTGCTGGTACATAGCGATTTCGTCTACGGGGCAACCCGCAAGATCGAGCGCGTGGTCTTTGACATCGTGCATCAGGCGTCGGACTGGCAGCGGCAGGAGAGCGTGGACGACGACATGGATGCCGGGGCTACGACGGCGGCGTTTGACGCGGGCCTGTATGTCGGCATCAAGCCGATACTGGAGGACTTCGACCCCGCGACCATCGACTGGGCGGGCGGCACGGCGTTGAGCGTGGGGAACGAAGCGCTCTACAACGTCGCACTCATGCAGGAGGGCGTTCTGTCCTGCACGCTGGACGGCACCGATCCGGCTGACATGGCCAACGCGACCTGCACCTTGAGCGGCGAGTGGCCCCTGTTGATGACCGTCAGACGCGAACTCACGAACGCGCTCGACTGGAACGACCAGGTCGCGATCTACGGGTTCCAGATACGGGTCGCGTGTGACGGCGCTTCGGACTTCTGCTCGTGGACAGGCACCCCGGACGCAGACGTTTCTCAGGCATACGTAATCAGGGCGTGAACATGCCAAGCCTCGTGCGCTCACAGACCTTCGGCGGCGGCGTGGCCCGGATGAACGACTCCGCGAACCCGGCCATGCTCGACCACACCGTGTTCCCCGTGCTGCGCAACGTGGACCCGTTCTACGTCGGCGACATCCGCAAGCGCAACGGGCGCAAGCGCCTCTCCACGTCCAAGCTCCATCCCTCAGACGTGGCATCCGGCAGCATCGGGCAGATCACCAGCGTCATCCCCTACGACATCTATTCGGGCGGCACGAGATATGCGGGGATCCTGCTCAGCGACGGCAAGTATATCTGGAGCATGACCGGCAGCAGCGGCAGCCCGGTTCAGTCGGCGGCCCTGCACTCGACCGGCACATTGGCCAGCACGTGGCGCGGCATCGGGCACGGCGCGTTCATCTATCTGGTGAACGGGACCGACAAGAACCTCATGGCCTATATCAGTGCGGGGGCGCTCGTCATCATCCAGTCCGGCATCGAGCCGCCCGCAACGACGTGGACCGTCGCGGAATCCAACGGCACCGCACGCTACGCTACCGACGACGTGGTTTACATCCGCTGCGCGTGGAGCAACCCGACGACGGGCGTGGAGTCCAACCCCTCCCCCGTGACCGCCGGGGCCGACAACATCGGCACCTACAAGGTCACCATCACGGCGGGCAACGACGACATCGACATCACCATTCCGGCCGGCACGCAGACCGGAGTCACGACGGCCATCATCTACGCATCCCGCGCGAACTCTGCTGCGGGCGAAGACCCGGACCTCTGGTATGACGGCGAGAAGGCCGAGAGCACGACCTATTCCCTTGCCGACGACGGGCTAGGCAGCGACACCGCGTTCACCGAGATCATCTGGACGGACCTCGACAACGCCCGCGTGGAACGCGACCTGCCGCCGATTTCCCCCTGCATCGCGTCCTACGCGCTCCGGGCGTGGTATGGCGGGGCGGGGGCCGATAACGCGCCCTACGAGGGCTGCCCGGCCAACTGGATTCTGTTCTCAGACGTGGACCGTCCCGAATACGTCGCGTTCACGGACCAGCAGACGGACCATTACGACGGCACGATGATACCGCAGACGAGTGGCGACGTTCAGAACTTCGCGCTTGCCGGTGATCGACTCGTAGTGTTCACGCCCGAAGATACGTGGACCGTCATAGGCGATGCCCCGCGCTTCCTGCTCTCGCACACGGGCAGGGGCGCGGGAGCTATCGCACGCGACGGCGTGTGCTCAGGCGACAGGTTCGCCTACTTCCTCGCACGCGATGGGGTCTACGTCCACTCCGGCACGGACCAGGCATCGCTCACCCACCAGATACTCGACACCACCTATGCGAGCCTGGCCGCGACCTACCTCTCGAGCGGACTGGCCGTCTGGTATCCCACCAAGCAACAGGCTTGGTTCTTCGTGCCGTCGGCGTCCTCGACTGTCAACGACACCGTGCTGGTCTACCAGGTGTCCCGCGACGGCAAGGGAGGCGCATGGGCCATCTACGACGGGTACGTGGTCAAGGCCGCGTGCTGCGCCAAGCGGGTTCACGAGAACACCTACGTGCCGTACATCTACGTCGTAGACAACCAGAACATCATCTATCTGTGCGACAGCGGGACCACGGACGGGGCGGTCGATGTAGGCGGCACCATGAGTGCAAGCACGCGGAGCGGGACGGTCACCTCCGGCGGGGCAACTACCTGTACCGATTCCACTGCGAGCTTCTATGCAACGAATGACGACCTCATCGGCTGCCCCGTCTGGGTCACGGACGCAACCGGCGGCAACGCGCAACTGCGCTGGGTCACGGCCAACACCGGCACGCAACTGACCGTCGGCGCGGCATGGGACAGCAACCCCGCCGCGGGATGGAAGTACTACGTCGGCGGCATCGGGTTCCGCGTGGTGTCAGCAGGGGTCCAGATGGCCGGCGAGGGGTTCCACTACGTCACCCCCACGGGCGTAGCGTTCCACATAGACCGGAACTCCTACAGCGGCACGGACTCGATGTACTGCTACATCCTGACCGACGGGGCGACGAGCATCTACAGCGGGGACACGAAGAAGACCGTCGCGCTGGGGGACAGCAGCAAACTGCTCGACTGGCCGTCCGTGGCGTTCAGCGCCAACGATCACGTGGAGGGCGGGCAGATTCAGGTATGCCTCGAAAACTATCAGACCGACCGCGCAATCCGGGTCAAGCGTTTCGTGCTGAACTACCGCGTTGACCCGACCCGACTCGGAGGTGTGTGACATGGCAGGATTCAGGAACTCGTTTCAGCCCGACATGGCGTCGCTGTGGAGATACTTCCAGGGCAGGCCCACCGGACCCATCGGGATGCGGCAGTCGCGACAGAACAACGACCTGATGCGCATCTATCTTCAGTCCGAGACGGACCCGCAGATCAGGGCCGCGCTTGAACGCGCGATCAACGCGGGCAGTTTCGAGTCGGCCCCCACCAACATGCTTGCGCTTGCCGGACTGAGCAAGGCGGAGCAGGACCGGGCCACGTCCCGCACCGAGCAGTCGCAGCAGGACGCGCTCCGGTTGCTGGCTGCCGACATCGGGGAACTGCCCCCGGATATCGCGGAACGTTTCGGGGTAGACGCACAGGGCAACAACCGCATGGACAAGCTCCAGGCCGACGTGATGCGGGACATCGGGCTTCGCCGGAGCGGGTTCGAGCAGCAGGCCAGACGCGAGGCGATGACGACGCGGGCGCGTGGCGGGTTCACCGGGGAGTCGGCACAGGACGTGTCGGCTATCGCGAACCGGGGCGCAACCATCTTCGGGCGGCAGGCCGGGACGGAGCTTGGCGGACTCAGGCGCGAGTTTGAGGGACGCCGGGAACGCGGACTGGGGAACATGGCCAACATCCTGGCCAACACGACCTACAGCCCCAGCAACTACGGGAGCCTTGCGGAGCTTGGACAGTATGGCGGCGGGGGCGGGACGATAGGGCGCAAGACCTCAATCGGCGGCAACCGTTTCGGCGTCGGACTCAGGGGCGGGACCGCACGGACCGGCGGCTACACCGTCAGCCCGCGACCGGCCAAGAAGAAGACCTTTGCTGAACAGATGGGATGGTAATCCATGCCGAACATCCAACAGGGCGGCTACGGTTCCTTCGGAACGGTCATGCAGGGCGCGTATCGCAGGCTCTACATGAACCGGATGCGCCGCGCCCAGGCCGACGCCGAGGCCCAGCAGCAGGCAATGGAGCAGGAACAGGCCATGGCCCAGCAGCAGGCCGAGATGCAGAAGGAACTGGCCGAACGCGAGATGAAGATGCAGGAACGGCGGGAACAGAGGGAATGGGACCTGAAACTGGCCCAACTGAAGGACGCGACGGATACCGAACGCGCAGAGAAGGAGCGGGAGTTCCAGGCGTCACAAAAGCAGTTGGACCGTGAGGCGAAGGCGGAAGCGGACCGGGAGGACAACCAGCGGCGACTGTCGCAGGAATTGAGCGACCTCACACACAAGGCCAACATGCTGACGCTCACGGGCGAACGGGACCGGGCGCGTGATCAACTGGAACACGAGAAGTGGCTGACGCAGGAACAGAGACTCAACCGGGCCATCGACGTACGCGAGAAGGATATAGACGCAGACAACGCAATGGCCACCGAGAACCTCTCGCTTCGCACGCGCATCGAGGGACGACACGTCAACGAGAGCGAGCGCGACTACCAACTCAGGGTCCAGAAGGCGATGGCTGACGAGCAGGGGGCCAGGTCGAAGCTCCGCATGAACAACGCCGCAGCGATGGACAAGGCCAACAAGGTGAAAGACCCAGCCAAGCGGCTCAAGTATCTCCAGGGCGAGCCGATCCCGGAGCACGAGATTTGGGAGCCGAAGTGGAAGTATCCCGAACGCATGGTGCCGACGATTCCCGAAGACGTGACGGCCGATACCGTCATGGGCAACAAGGCCGTGCTCGGATGGCTGCAACTCTACGCGCCGCAGATAGTGATGGAGGGGATGAAGCGCGACGCGGCGATGGAGGAAATCATCGCGGCCCTGGAGAAGTCGGCAGAGACGATCCTGTCGGATGAGGACAGCGTGGCGCTGGCGCAGAACGTCGCACGCGCGAGCATTCCGGGATGGATGAAGGCCATACAGGACGAGCGATGAGCCTCTACGAACAATACTACCGCGAAACGCTCGACACGCCAGAAGAACGCAAGCGCAAGCGGCGCGAGTGGGCCGTCATGCGGTCGCGCGAGCAAGCGTTCGAAACGGGCGATCCGAAACGCGCCGAGCCGTTGCCGAAGGAGCCGCTGCCGTACGTTCTCCCCGAAGGTGGCATGCCTGAAGAACTCGCGGGCGTATTGAAGAATCTGGCAGACCCGGTACTCGGGGGCAAGCCGCCCGACATGAAGGCGTTGCGGCGGAAATATTCCGACAACCCCAAGGTCTGGGCCGACTTCATGCAGGGCTTCCGCAGTCTGCGAGCGGCACGACAGGGCTACGACGGCAACAGGGAGCAGGAATACGTCCGCGCCCTTGCGGGAGAGGAACGCTACGGAAAACCCGAAGACACCCACGAAGGCCGGGGATGGTTTGCGACGCAGGGGGCGGCATTGACGCGGGGCACCGTGTCCCTTGCCCGTCAGCCGAAGGCGGTCATGAATCTGGGCGTGATGATCGGCTCGATGATCGGCAGGACGAACGCATGGCTTTCGCACGCCAGCGGGGGCATCGACGACAAGACCTACAATGCGTGGCTGAGCGAAATCGGCGACGCGAACAAGATGATCAGGTGGTATGACGAACGGGGCAAGTCGGGGGATCTCGTCCGCGCGGCCAATGACTGGCTTCAGAAGCATCCCGGCATGAAGCGGTCCATCAACCCCGGCATGATTGAGAACGCGGCAGAGGCGTTGCCCTACGTCGCGGAACTGGCACTGCTGGGCGGACCGGCTGCACCCATCAAGTTCCTGCTGTCCTTTGCGACGGCCGCAGACCGGCTCTACGAGGACGCGATAGCGCGAGGGGTTTCACCTGAGAAGGCCGAGCAAATCGCGTTGGCGGGCGGACTCGGTACGAGCGTGCTCGAATACGCGGAGATCGGGAAGCTCACGAAGGCGAGCAAGCGCGGCATCATGGTCACGGCCCTTGAGGAAATGGGAATCGAGGGGGGGCAGAATCTTGGCGAGTGGCTTGCCCGGTATGAGGTGGCGGGAATCAAGCCCACCAGCGAGGACGGCAAGGCCGCGTGGGATGATATGAAGGCGGCGGCGGTGTTGTCGGGGGTGTTCGGCGGGCCGGGCAAGATTCTTCAGCACGGGCCGGATGCACTGGAAGCGATCCGCAACGCACGCGCTGAAGCACACAGGGGCATGCCGTCCCGACGCAAGACCGAGGGCGGGTTCGCCTACATACCCGGCAAAGATGCTGAATCCCAGCCCCCCGCCAAGCAGCCGTGGGAGATGACGGCGAAAGAGCTAGACCCACTTATTGCCCGTGGCGATGTCAAGGCGTGGCAGATTACGCTCGGCCAAACGCAAGAGCACATGCAGCGACAGGACAAGGCCGACATATATAAGATACCGGGCGGTACGTCGAAATCTACCATTGCCCGAGCGCATCGGGCCTCCGTTGAACAAGCTCTTTCCCAAGCCAAGTCCGTTCCCCCCGAAGTCCTCGCCGACTATCCCGACCTCGCGGAGAAGTACGGGACGCAGTCCGACTTCCCCGAAGCCGAGGAACCCGCGAAGGCGGAAGTTGCACCTGAAGTGACGGCAGCCCAGCCCCCCGTTCAGCCCCCCCAGGCTCCCCCCGAAACCCCGGCAGCGCCGGAACCGGAACCGGAAGGGGAGGGCATAGACCGGGGCGGGATTCAGCGGGCCGTCGAGCAGGCGGCAGAGGCGGAACACCGGGGGCAGTACGAGAAGCCGGAAGCCGTATCCATGACGCAGAGCGCGGCGCTGGCGCAAGCCCAGGAACGGTTCGAGGCGGGCAAGGCCGAGGCCGCTCGTGAACTCGCCGAGGACATGGACGTGGAGCCGGAGCCGGGCGAAGGCGACCCGCACTTCGTGGCCGCGATCCGCAAGAACATCAAGGCCCGCATCCGGGCCGTCACCCAGTCGGGTTCGCGCGAACTCACTGTGCGCGAGACAGACCTGTTGCGCAACGCGTTGGAACACGAGGAGCGAGGGGCGCGGCGCGAATGGTTGCGGGGCGAACGCAAGGCGGCGGCCGCTGAACGGCAAGGCGAACGCAAGGGGCAACTGGAACTCCAACAGGTGCAACTGGACAACCTTGAACTCATTGAAGCGGAACTGCCGCCTGAGAAACGCGGCAGGCTGTTCCGTGCCGTCTTGCGCGGTCGCACGCCGACTCAACAGCAGGCGACGCTGACCCGAATCTGGCAGGTCATCAACCAGCACCGCGATTCCGTTGCCACGGCGGAACTCAAAGATGCGCTTGCCAACCTCGATAAGCGGCACCTGAGAGCAGAGTATCAGGATCGGGCAGAAGCCGTATTGGGCGGCTTCCGCATGAAGAAGACGTCGCAGGAAGTCCTCCACCAGATGCGCAACGTCCTGGAGTATGTGGAGCGCGAAGGGGAGGAGAACGTAGCCGTTCCGCTAAGCCTGTTGCGTCAGGCAGAACAGATCATCGCGGACCATGACGCGGGCAAGAAAGCCCTGAGCGAACTATCGCCCGATGAGAAGCGGACCATCGCCTACGCCCTGAACGCCATCCGGCACGAGAACGACGTAAAGAACGAATGGCTTGCGGGGAGGGAGAAGCGGCGGGTCGATGACGACCTGAAGGCCGCTCCGCAGGAGATCAAAGACTACGGCGGAGAGAAGTATCGTACGCCCGCGGGGCGCACCTTTGCGCGTGAGCCGGGCCTTGCCGGGCGTCTGGCAGACTGGTTCACCGGCCTGATACACCGCGACGCGCAGCGCCCCAAGACCATCATCAATAAGATCGTCGGCAAGACCGGCGAAGTCGTCCGCCGCGTCCTGTGGGATAACATGCACGAGGGGAACCGCCAGAAGTTCGCCCTTACCGTCGAGGGCCTGAAGGACACGCAGCGGCTTCTCGAAGACAGCGGCCTGACGCGGGAGCATTTCGCTCCGGGTGGAGACTTCAACCTCACGCAGTGGGTTCAGCCGAAACAGGGGACCGTCACCGATCTGGAGGGGAAACCGCTTCAGGGTGTGGAACTCACGCTCAACCAGCAGATGCGGCTCTACGAGATGTGGCTCGATCTCGATAACCGCGACGTAATGATCAAGTCGGGCTTCACCGTCGGCGAGGAGCAGTTGAAGGGCTTCAGGTTCGACCGCGAGGCGTTGCTGGACATCTTCCAGGACATGCCGGAGGACGCGCGAAACGCCGTCGAGCGGGGCGCGATGTACCGCACGGCACGTCTGGGGCCGCTGGTGAACGAGGCATGGCAACGGCTTTTTGGTGTGCCGCTGTTTGCGAAGCAAGAGGGCCTGCACGCCAACCGCCAGCGCGACGCGCGGTATCTCGCACAGCAGAAGGAGCCTATGGCCCTGTTGCGGGGATGGGCGGAGCACGACCTGAGCGATCAGGGCATCTTCAAGCAACGCAAGGGCGGCAAGACGCCGTTGACGCTCTCGACGGGATGGATGGAGAACCACGTCGAGCAGATCGTCCGCATGTCGAGCTACATCGGGCAGTACGCCCCCAGCCTGGACGCGGTACGGCTGCTGGACAACGTGGGGTTTCAAGAGGCTGTGCGCTCCGCGTTCGGGCGCAGGCGCGGGCGTCAACTGCTGCACGCCCTTAACCGCTACGTCCGGGACTATGCGGGCCTCGACATCACAGCCCCAAGCGACAACCTGAACCGCATCACCAATACCCTCACCCGGCTCGGTACGCGCGGGATCATGGGCCTGAACCCGCCCAGCATAGCCATTCAGATATTCGGCACATTGAACCTTCTGCAAGAATCGTCCATCGGCGAAGTGGCGAACGGTTTCAGCCAGTTGGCCCAGGATGACATGAGTTTTAAAGAGTTTGTGGACCAGCATTCCCCGCTGCTCTGGTTGCGTTACCACGGCAGCCCTGCGGGATTGGTGACGCCGGGAACGGGCGGACTGGAAGAGGCGGTCACGGCGGTCTTCGGCTCGTCGGGATGGGACAAGACGCTGGCCCCGATATCCTGGGGCGACCGCGCC